GAAGATGAAACATTTAAAGAAACACTTATAAAGTTCTACACTGACATAGAGGCTACTGGTAATGGGTATCTGGAGGTCGGTAGAACGACGACTGGCAAGATAGGGTACATAGGACACATACCTTCCAAAACAATGCGTGTCAGACGCCTTAGAGACGGTTTTATACAGCTTCTTTACGGCAAGGCCGTATTCTTTAGAAACTTTGGAGACACAGAAACTGTAAACCCAATTGCTGGCCAAGAAGATAGACCTAATGAAATAATTCATTTAAAGAAGTACACCCCTAAGAATAATTACTATGGAATTCCAGATATTATTGCTGCACAAAATGCAATGGCAGGAAACGAATTTGCTGGTAAATATAACTTAGATTACTTTGAAAATAAAGCGGTTCCCCGTTATATTATTACAGTAAAAGGAGCAAAGCTTTCTACAGAGTCAGAAAGAAAATTGCTTGAGTTTTTTCAGGTAGGATTAAGAGGAAAGAACCATAGGTCCCTGTATATTCCTCTTCCTCCAGATTCTCCAGATTCAAAGACTGAGTTTAAGATGGAGCCAATTGAGGCGGGATCACAAGAGTCTTCATTTAATATATACCGCCAGTCTAATAGAGATGAAATACTAATGGCTCACAGAGTTCCAATTAACAAAATTGGTACCCCAGCAGGCATAAACCTTGCCGCCGCTAGAGACGCAGATAAAACATTTAAAGAGCAAGTTTGTAGACCAGCTCAAGAAAATCTAGAAAAGAAATTAAATAAAATTATTCAGGAAATGACCGATGCGCTAGAGCTTAAATTTAACGAGTTAAGTCTTACAGATGCAGACACCCAGTCAAAGATTGATGAAAGATATCTTAGATTCCAGGTAATAACTCCAAATGAGATTAGAGTTAGAATGGGAATGGTCCCAAGGGACGGCGGGGATGTTCCAGTAGATTTAGCAGCCCAGGCAGCCGAAGTTAAGGCTCAGGCTAATCAAAGCCGAGCACGTGACCAAGAAAGATCGGCCAATTCTCCAGATAAATCTGGGGAGGGCAGAAATGCAAAGGGAGATGGAAGACAAGTCAACTAGTCCTACTCAACTACTTATTTGCCTTTTGATACAACAATCTCTATAATATATAACATATGATCATAGAAAAGTCACATTGGTCTTCTAATGGAAATGCTATTAATTTATCAGTTCCATTTACGAAGGTCAATAGAGAAAAAAGAACAGTCTCAGGATTCGCAACATTAGATAACCTGGATCAGACTGGTGATGTCGTTACCCAAGAAGCTAGCATGAAAGCGTTTGAAAGCTTTAGAGGTAACTTAAGAGAAATGCATCAGCCACTTGCAGTTGGCAAGGTGGCATCATTTAGACCAGAAACTTTTTATGACCCTGCAACAAAAGAATTTTACAACGGTGTTTACGTTGATGCATACATTTCTAAGGGCGCTCAGGATACTTGGGAAAAGGTTCTAGACGGAACACTAACAGGATTTTCCATCGGCGGAAAGATTATTGAATCAGATAACGAAGTAAACAAATCAACAGGAGCATCAGTAAGATTTATCAAAGACTATGCACTAGTTGAACTATCAATCGTTGATTCACCAGCAAATGAACTATGTAACATTTTATCTATTGAAAAAGTAAATGGACAAATGATTTTTAAAGGCATCGCAGCAGATGTTAAAATGGAAAATATTTTTTATTGTGCAGAAAGCGATTCTGTATTTATGTCAACAGAATCAGAATACATATCTCCAGTTACTGGTAAAAAAACAGAACTCATTGGATGGGTAGAATCAAACGACGTAAACAAAGGAAAAGAAATAGAGAAGATTCTTGATTCACGTAGATCAAGATTGCAAACATTGCCTGACAACACAAACATAAATATGGCAATTGCAGAAGGAGGAAATGAAGTGGAAAAGCTTAATGTAACAGAAGCAACTCCAGTAGTAGAAGAAGCAGTTGTAGAAACACCTGCAGAAATTATTGAAGAAGTTGCACCAGTAGAACAAGAGTCTGCTGAAGTTGTAGCTGAAGTAACTTCTGCCGAAGTTCTGGAAAAATCAGCAGAACTAACAGAACAGGAATCACCTGATTTTGTTAAGATGCTAGGCGACCTTAAGGGTTTCTTCTCAGAGACTTTGGAAAAGGCCTCTGAGGCAAACGCTGCTCAGGTTTCAACAATCAAGGAGACAGTCGAAGCTTTTAGCAAGAATGTTGATTTGAGAATTTCAGAATTAGCAGAAAAGCACACAGAACTCTCAACAGCAGTTGATTCAATTAAGTCCATCATGGACACAGTTGAAAAAAGAGTAGACGCAGTAGAATCAGACACTGCAATCAAGAAGTCCTCTGACCTTGGCGGGTCAGTTGGAGTAACAACAATCAAAAAATCAAAATGGAACGGCACTTTCCTCGGTTCCGTTAGCGAATTAACAAAATAAGGGTATGGTGAAAAACTAATGAGTAATGAACTATTAGCAAAAGCAGCTGAAGCAAACACAACACTAACAGGTGGAATGACAGGCTCAGCAAACCCTACCGACGGAATTCACGTAGGTTCCGAGGGTAAGGGAGGCTTGCTCAATCCTGAGCAATCCGCAAGATTCCTTGATTACATGTTCGATGCAACAGTAATCGGTAAAGTAGCACGTACAGTTCGAATGAGAGCTGACACTACAGAGATTGATCGTATCGGCGTCGGAGAGAAGCTTATGAAGCTTGCATCCGAAGCAGAGAACACTGGCTCAAATGCAGCCGTACAGTTCTCAAAGATTTCTCTCACAACAAAGAAGCTTCGCCTAGATTGGGAACTTTCAACTGAGTCTCTAGAAGATAACATTGAGGGTGCTGATCTAGAAGATCACATTGCAAGACTTATGGCAACACAGGCTGGTAACGACCTAGAGGATGTAGTCCTTAACGGTAACACAGCGCTATCTTCAGATAACCTATACAAGGCATTTGATGGTATTGTCAAGATTGCAAAGACAAATGGTCGTGTAGTAGCTGGAGCGGGCGCAAACGTGTCTCGTGACATCTTCAACAAGGCACTAAAGGCTATGCCACGTAAGTACAAGCAACGTCGTCCAGACCTACGCTTCCTTGCAGGCTCAAACCTAATTCAAGACTACTTGTACTCAACATCACAGAACATCCAGAACGTTAACCCACAAGATATTGCTTCAAGCATTATCCGTGGAGACCAGGGTGGTCTAGGTGGTCCAGCAGGATATGTGGCACCATTCGCATTTGGTATTCCAATTGTTGAAGTTCCACTACTTAAGGAAACACAGACAGGTTCATATGCAACACCAACAGGAGAGCACGGAGACGTCCACTTGACATTCCCAAATAACGTTGTTATTGGTATCAAGCGTGATGTAACTGTTTACCGCTTCTTCTGGCCAAAGAAGGACTCAATCGAATATACAATGTATACTCGTGTGGGTACCCAAATTGAGCAAGCAGATGCATGGGTAGTCGTAAAAGACGTTAAGGTTGCTTCTTAATTAAATAAGAAATAACTACCGAAAGGCCCCCAATTAATTTTGGGGGCTTTTCATTTTAATTTTATAGTGCTATAATTTATATACATACCAAAGGAGTATACACATGTCATTTGACACACTTAAGGTCAAAGATCTAAAGACGTTAGCAGCGGACTTCGCAGTTGATGTTGATGGACTAAAAAATAAAGCAGATGTTATTGCAGCACTAACAGAAGAAGGAGTAACTTGGTCAGTTTACCAAGGTACACTTAAAAACATAGAGAACGCAAAAGAAGATGCAGATGAAATTCTTCCTAGACTTGATCCAAATCAAAAGCTTGATGAAGATATGGTTCTTGTAAAGATGGATCGACCAAACTACAGATACGATGCACTTGGATTTACATTCACCATCGAGCACCCATTTGTAGCAATGAAGCCAGATTTGGCTCAAGAAATTTTTGATAAGGAGGAAGGGTTTAGATTGGCTACACCTAGAGAAGTACAGGAGTACTACAACTAAGCCTAACACATGGCAGAGATATACATAAACACAAGCACGGCAGCAACAACAAAACTTTACGTAAAAGGTGAAGCTATAACGCCAACATCATCCGTAGTTGTAAAATTTTATGACATAACTGGCGATCCGCTTGTTTCTCCACAGATTAGTCCCTCATCAATTATTGCTACTGTAACAGCAGAAGCGAGTGAAGTTGACCAAGGATCATTTAGTGTTTATCTGCCAGTGCAGCATTCAACAAGAAATAGAAAGTTTAAGTTAGTTTGGGATTGGCAGTATGACTCAGTTGCTTACTCTAGTACTACGTACCTTGATGTAGTTACTCCATATGTAGATATTCAAGAGGCAGCACAGGAGATAGGGTTTGGCTCAGACTCTAATGATCCAAACCATAAAACTTATCAAGAGCTAAAATTGGCTGAAAGATATGCTAGAAACATAATAGAAGGATATACTGGCCAAAAGTTTTATTTATATGACTCAAACTTTTCTACTATTGGTGATGATTCAGATACATTATCTTTCCCAATTAAAATAAATAGGCTACACACATTATATGCCAATGACCAGTTGTTAATAGATAATATTAATAACATAAACTCATTGGGAATGGTTATAGAGAATACCGCAAGTGGGTTTGGAATAAGAGTTAATCAGTCATCAATATTAAATAATGATGTGTATATTGCAAACGGAATGGTTCCTCCGTCAATAAATGACTCTTCGCCAAACATATTTAGAAGATCTCAATCTTATAAAGTTTACGCTAGATTTGGGTGGGATAACGTTCCAAACGAAGTGCGTGATGCCTCAGTAGAGCTGATGAAGATGTATTTTGCAAAAGACAGAGTCTGGAGAGAAAGATATATTAAGAAAATATCTACAACAGATTGGGATTTTGAGTATTCCTCTGAAGCATTTAGCGGAACGGGATCTTCCTATGCTGACAAGCTTCTAGCAGACTACGTTACAACTCAAATGGTATTACTATAATGTTTGAGGCAGTTAGTGGTCTTATGACCATGAAAATGGATGTATATAGACAACAAGAGCAACAAAATAAAGATACTGGTGCAATTGTTAGAGAGTTTTCCTATATAAAAACATTAGACTGCTATGCCAGAGGAATAGTTACAGAAAGTAGAAACAGAACAAACGATAATCAAAATTTTTCAAATAAATATTCTAATAATCAATATGCAGAAGTTAGAACATCAGAAAGATTAACCCCAAGAGATAAAGTAAAAAATATTAGAGATGCTAGCGGTAAGCCTATATGGTACGAGCTAAATTACCCAAGCGACACACCAACAGTGTTTGATGTAGTAGGAACAACCCCTATATCAGATCCTTTTGGAAATGTTGTCGGATATAACGCATCATTGCAGAGAGCGGAGAACCAGCAAATTGGCATCTGAAATTTTAGCTATTAAAGCAGCAAGCGGTCTAGTTAGCTTAATGTCTAACAAACCCGCAAGCGGTGCTATAAAAGATAGCACAGTAGCTCAGATATCTGCAGCATTATTTTATAAAACAAATGTTATGGCAAAGCTAGCATCAAATCCTCAATTCCAATCAGCATTTAGAAATGTAATATTTGATCAATTGCAAGTTGACTTTGGTGATTATATTGATGCAAAATCAAGAACTTCCCCAAAATCTTTTCATCACGTTTATGAGTGGGACAGGGTGGGTCAAGACGAGGCAAGATTGTTTAAATTAAAACAACTTCCAGCAGATGGCTTATCATTAAAACTCAATTATGAATTGACCGATTCTAAATCTTTCGTACCTTCTGAAAATTCTAAGAATAAGCATGTCTTTGTAAAAAAGGCTGAAATAATGGAGCAAGGAAAGACTGTAGTTATTGCTCCAAGATTTTCAGAAAGACTTGTGTTTGATATAGATGGATATACTATATTCATGCCAAAGGGGCAATCAGTTACTGTTAGAAAGCCAGGCGGAGCGGCAACTAAAAATGCATTCTTTGCACAGTATAGATACTTCTTTACTGGACAGCTAGTCAACATGTCAATAAAAAAATCGGGATTTCAAAGATTATTTAACTCATCATTATCTAGAGCATTAGGTGTTCCAGCACAAATTAGAACAGTTAAATATAGCTTCTCGCCAAATCAGCTGGCAAATGAAGCAGAAGCTGCTACATCGGCAGCATTTGCGAGGTTAGTAAATGGCTAATTATAAATTAGATTCAATGTTTGAAATAAGAAAGTTCTTATGGAACAGACTCACACTTCTTGGTATATTTGATGAAGATGAGTACTATTCAGACAATCTTGGAGAAGCTCTTGTTCCAATAGTGCCAGTTCAGCAACAGCCAGAAATGAATCAATTCTTGAGCGGTAAGAAGCACATAGTCTACGACAAGGTAGGTATGTCCTATGAGAATAACTGGATGATATGTTGCGAGCAAATCCTATTAACCCTATATTCACCAGACATTCTGGATATTGTTGAGATGAGAAACTTCCTAACTGATGAGTTTAGAAGAATGGATGAGTCTGCAAGAGATGTTAATAAGTGGGCGGGATTATCAGATAAATTCAAGTTCTATAGCATTCAGGTAGCAGATATATCATCTACAGCCCCATCAGAAGAAATCCAAGGATTCTATGCAGCAGATGTCATATTAGAGATAAAGTACTCAAGAATATTAGATGGCAAAGGTAGATTTGCCTAGTTTGCCTTTTATAAGCTAGTAGAGTAAAATTAGAACAGAGGAAAGGGCCTAGCCAGCCAAAATATATATATTAATTTCATATGAAATCAGGAGGCAATACAATTATGGCATATCAAAATACAGGAGACGCCCGCAACATTCTTGTTGGAGCATCACCACTATTCTTGTCAGTAGAAGACTCAACAGTATCTGGTTACGATTCAAGCATGGATGCAGGCGAAGCAAACGCTTTTGTTGCATCAAAGAACCGTTTTGTACCAGCATTCTCATCAGGAGAGTCTTACACTACAACACTAAATAAAGTCTTAACAACAACAGGTGCTACTCAGACAGCAACACCTTCAGAATCAACACCAGCAATTGGTGGAGCTTACCGTAACGTTGGTTACACAAATAACGGTCTACAGATCAGCTACCAACCAACATTTGACTCAGTAACTGTTGACCAGTTGCTAGATACAGCTAAGCTGTTTAAGTCTGCAATGATGGTTCAGATCTCAACAGAAATGGCAGAAGGTACTCTAGAGAACGTTCTTGCAGTATTTGGTCAAAAGGGATCAACACTTACATCAGCAGGAACAGGTGCAACAGCAGTTGACACACTAGGTTTGGAAGCAGGTGCACTAGGTGCAGCTCCAACAGAGCGTCAACTAATTGCAATTGGACAGGCTCCAACTTCAGAAGCATCAGCAACTGAGCGTGTATATTATGCACGTCGTGTTTTGTCTGTTGAACAGTCACAGTTCTCTTTGGCTCGTACAGCAGCAACAACATTCCCAGTAACATTCCGTCTTCTACCATCAGGTGACTCAGCTCACGCTGGTTCAGAATACGGTAAGATTATTGACCGCGTTCTAGCAATTTAATTATATTAATAATTAATATCAAAGCCCCCAAGAAATTGGGGGCTTTGCTGTTGTACCCTTATAATGGTTATGCTATAATAATTTAGACGATCCTTAAGGAGGATAAATTGGCAACAACAGTATATGATGTAGAAGAGATTGAACTACAAAGCGGAGCTAAAGTAAAGCTCAAGCCACTATCAATCAAGCAGCTACGAAAGTTTATGGAAGTAATTAAGAAAGTTCAAGATGCAGAAGATGAAACAGCAACACTTGGAATTTTGGTTGAAGCATGCGGAGTAGCACTAGAAACACAGCTTCCAGACCTAGTTGCTGATCTTGACAAGCTAGAAGATGCATTGGATGTTCCAACAATTAATAGAATCCTTGAAGTTTGCGGAGGAATCAAGATGGACGACCCAAACCTAATAGCGGCAGCGGTACTGGCTGGTCAGAACTAGATTTAGCCGCTTTAGAAGGACAAGTTTTTCTTCTGGGTCACTGGAAGAATTACGAAGAATTAGAAGAAAATTTATCAATGCCAGAATTGGTTCAAACCATAACAGCGATAAATGAGAAAGAGCATAACCAAAGAAAATTTGCAGCGTCACTAAAAGGAATACAATTAGATGATGGTGTAGAAGAAAAAGAAAAAGGTTCTACCTTTGAAGATATCCAAAGAAGAGCACTTGGAATAAATGCATCAGCAGATGATGTTGTTGGTTTACAAGGGCCCTTCGCAGCAAAAGCTGGATTTGGAATTGGCGCAGGGTTAGGATACTCTAGGAGTAATTAGTGGCTGACGAACAAATTGTAACCAGTATAGTCGCCAAAGCCGACTTGTCTAGCCTTGTGTCTGAAGTACACAGGGCTAGTTCTAGTCTCCAACAATTACAAAGAGAACTTCTTTCATCGAATAGAGCAATATCTGCTTCAACAAAATTAGCAAATAACTTATTTAGAGATACACTAACTGGAAGCGGACAGTTTTCTAGTCACTTTGTAAACCTTAATTCTGATGTAGATAAGTTTGGTAAAAACCTAGACTCTGGAAGATTAAAGCTTAAGAACTATTTCCAGACATTTAGAGAGCATGCTACAACTCAAAAGGGAATGATAAGGGAGCTTGCCAAAGAGCAGGTAATGCTTCAAAACTCAGTTCTACAACCTTTAGGTAGAAATGCTCAAGGTCTAATGCAGTACAACGTTATGATTCCAAGAGGTTTGGATGCCGTAAAAAATAGCGCACAGCTAGCTCGCATGGAACTTCAGATAATGAATCGTGCACTATCTGAAGGAGCAGGATCTTTAATTAACTGGGGTAAAAATACCCAGTGGGCAGGTCGTCAGCTTACAGTTGGACTTACAGTTCCATTAACAATGTTCGGTGCTGCAGCAGGAAAAGCTTTTAGAGAAGCAGACCAAGAGCTTGTAAGACTTACAAAAGTTTATGGTGGGCTAGCTGCAACTTCTGCAACCGACTTAAAAGCAATTAGAGAAGAAGTTGTACAGACAGCAAAATCTTTATCTCAAACAATGGGAGCTTCTTTTAAAGATACGATTGCCCTAGGTGCAGATATTGCGGCAACTGGAAAGATGGGCAACGACCTTTTAGGTTCCATAGAAGAAACAACCAGACTTGCAATCCTTGGAGAAGTAGATAGACAAGATGCCATGAAGGCTACTCTTTCAATTCAAACAGCTTTTAAGCAAAATACACAACAGCTTACAGAATCAATTAACTTTCTTAACGCAGTTGAAAACCAGACTTCTACAACACTTAATGACTTAGTGGAAGCAATTCCAAAAGCTGGTCCAGTTATACAGCAGCTCGGAGGCAGCATTGAAGATTTAGCTCTTTACATGACTGCAATGAGAGAGGGTGGAATTAACGCATCTGAAGGTGCAAACGCATTAAAGTCAGGTTTGGCTTCTCTTATTAATCCAACAAAGCAAACAGTTGGCATGATGTCTGATTTCGGCATAGATGTTCTGGGTATGGTTGCAAAAAATACTGGAAACACAACTGGAATGCTTACAGATTTACAAACAGCTCTTAACAAACTAGATCCTTTAAGCAAAGCTAGAGCACTAGAACAAATGTTTGGTAAATTCCAGTTTGCAAGAATGAGCGCACTCCTAAACAACCTTGGAAAAGAAGGAAGCCAGACGCTTCAGGTTATGGATTTAATGAAAGCAAGTACTTCAGATTTGGCGGGAATTGCAGAGCGAGAATTAGGAATGATTACAGAGTCTGCATCTGGTAAATATAGAAAGGCAATGGAAAGCCTTAAAGCAGAGCTTGCAAGCGTTGGAGAAGAGTTTCTTGGAGTAGCAACAAAGCTTATAAATGCAGCATCAAAAATTCTAAACTTCTTTACTGAGTTGCCAACACCAATTAAAAAAGCTCTCACATTTATGGCAGGATTTACAGCATTAGTTGGTCCACTAATTATGTTAACTGGTGTACTTGCTAACTTCTTTGGTTATATAACAAAGGGAATAGTCCAGCTTAGATCTTTCTTTATGAGAGCAAATGGATGGAAGATGCTTACTCCAGAAATTATTGCTGCTCAAAAAGCAGCAGAAATGGTTGAGAATGCATTTTATTCAGATGCCGCTGCAGCTCAAGTTCTTCATAATGCATTACAAAAACTTGTTTTAGATTATCAAAACCTTCAAGCAGCATCAATGAAGAGCGCAGTTCCAGTAAACGCAGGAGTGTCTACAGTTGCTGGAAATGCAATTGTTGCTCCTGCTCATGGAAGAAGAGTAGTTGACCCTAACGATCCATATGTTGGAGATCTTAATACTAGAGCAATGTCTCACATTAGACCAAGAGATCCTAATAACCCAGCCACCTTGTTTGGTGGTGTGCCAGGAGCTATACCAGTAAATAGAGGAATATCTAGAACCCCTCAAATTTATATGCACGATAGACTTCCGAATGTTGAAGGGCTAACAAGTGTAAAGGGAATATCAACAGGAATTGTTGCGCCAGAGGCTGCAAAATTCCATGCGTTGATGGCAACTCTAGGAATGCAAACAGAGCAAGAAGTTGCAAATCTAAAGAAAACAATTGCAATGGGTGGAACGGTAAGCAGAGAACTGCTAGATACATTCGATGATATTCTTCCAATAACTCAAAGATTTGCAGATAGCGCAGCAACTCAATCTGCATTAATTGTTCAACAAATGAGAAATGCAGAAATTACTGTTGATCAAGCAAAAGCAAGAATACTTGCACTTAATGCACAAATAGAAGCAGACATGGGATCAGCAGTAAGTATGTATGCTGCTGGACGAGGAAGAACAATTGATTTAACAAGAGCTCCAATGATGGATCAACCAGTTGTTGATGCTAATGGACAGTTTACACTTAGAGATTTGTATAAGAAAAAGACAAATGCTGCCGTCATGGAAGAGTTTGGAAGAGTCCGTGGTGTAAGAACATTTGGCGCACCTTACAGTATTCAAACAACAAGAATGCCTAAATTTAATATAGGTGGAGACATTGAATCATTTGGTCCAAACAAAACAGTGGTTTCAGGACCATCTTCAGTAGACTATGATGATAGATTGGGAAGTGTTCCACTAGGCGGATATGTTTTGAACCAGCAAGCTGCAATGGATCCAGCAAATGCCCCATTAGTTGCAATGGCTCCAAGCACATATTTAAATGACGGTGGAAATATTACAGCAGCTCTTACTCCACGGGAAGTAGTTTTTGGTCCTCAAATTCAAAGAATGCCTGAGCTTTATGCAGCAGTTGATGCAGCAAATAGCGGATACAATTTTGGTGGGCAGATTATGAACGGTATTCCTGGCTATGGGAAGAAGACAGATAAGACACCATCTAGCAAGATGGACGAAAGACTATTTAAAAAACAATACAAAGAATATTTAAGATTTATAAATAATCCAAGATATGAAGATGATCTAAGAATTAGAATGATTATGCTGGATGCAGCAGAGCTGGCTGGAACTGCAGGAATGCCAGTAGATGAAGCTATTAAGAAAGCAACATCTAACTTTGATAAAGCAAAGATGATGTCTGGTGGATCTGATGAAGAGTTCGTTAAGATAAGAATTAAACAGGTACAAAATTTAGAAAAGAAGTATCCAAAGTTACGTGTTAAGAATGCTAAAACAGCTCAAGAAAGCAAGAGCAACGCTTTAAATTATAAGCTAAATGATGTTAGAGATGCTATGATGGATAAAAATCGTTTTCCAAATTTTGTTGGAGTAAAGGATTTAATAGAAGCGGTTTCACCAACAACATTTAAAAATAAAGATGGTATGCCAATTATTCAAGGATTGCATGAAAGAGCACATTTTAGAAGACGTAAAGATCTTGGATATATGACTAGTGGCTATATGGGATTAGCTGCAGTACTACCTCCTGGAATAAATAACATAATGAGCAGACTTGAAGGAATTGGTCTCTCTAGAGATGTTCTAAATTTAAATGCAGCAGATGCAAGAGAAAACTTCGAGCTAGCCTTAAAGCGCACAGGAATGGATAAGTTTGCAACAGTAGATGATCTATATGCCGCAGTTCAAGATGATGGAAAGTTTAAAACCAAATCTGAATATGAATCAGGAAGAGTTGTTAGGGCAACTAAAGAGCAAAAAAATTCTTTACGGATGTTTTTAGAAGCAGCTGCAAAAAGACAAAGATGGCTACCAACAAGACCTCCTAGGCTTGTTATGGGTGGATACAATCTTGGCGGAATGATTCCAGGTGGATACATATCTAGGGGCAGATCAAATTATGGAAATATTGCTCCTGCATTAAGATTGCTTGCACCAGATAAACAATTAAAGATTTTAGCAAAGGCAAGAGAATTAAGCTCAAGAAGCTCGCTAGGCAAGTTTGCCGATATGCCAGTAACTGAGTATGGGCATCAAATTTCTGCAAGCACAGGGATGAGTTATCCTGTACCTGGTGTATCTGGATTGTATAAGGTCGGTAACAAAAAAGTTTTTGTTAAAGGTGTTCCTAATGAATTAACTGCCGTCCATGAGCCAATTGGCACTCAAATTGCAAGAGATCTTTTTGGAATACATTCTCCAGTACAAACAGCTAGGACAGTTGCAAATCCAGTAGATCCAACAAAAAGAACCAAGCTACTTGCTTTAGAATCAGATTACGACCCACGCTTTGCAAACACTAATGTGCCATGGGATGAAGATACAGTGCTCAGACAGCTTGCTAATTCTCTTCTTTTAAACAACAAAGATTTATCTAGAGCAAACGTGTATGGTAATTTTAATCCAGATGTTGGGCAAGCTGGAGTATTACCTAAAGCATCTGGCAATACACGTCTTGCAACAGCTGATGAAATGAACTCTATGGAAAAGCAAGCAATGATTAATCTACTTGCCGTTAAAGGTGGAGCAAGAAAAGATTTCGCACGTGACACTGCACCAATAATTTCTAAGATGAGTCCGAAAAAATATGGTCGACGAATGAAGAAAATATTAGAAGATGCTCGTCCAAAATTATTAAAAATAATAAATGATTTACCTGTAGATCTTAGACCTCCTTATCAAGCAATGCTTAAAAGATTGGATGATGGTATAGAGGTTGATTGGAGTCAATATCATGCCGTGCATGCTAATCCAAAATATCTTAATGCTGGAGGTCCAGTTGGTGGCGGCCCAATTAAGCCAGGAAGACGTGCCTATGGTCGAAAAGATGGTTCACGTAGACCAGGAAACCCTGCTGCAAGAGCTAATTGGGAAGCGGAACAACGTGCACAAAGAGAAAGAGATTTAGCAGCAGAAAGATCTAGGGCTTCATCTCGTCAAATTACTGGTCAACAGGCTTTAACAACAGGATTAGGAAGAGAAGCAGTTAGATCTGGAACAACAAGCTTCTACAACCCTGGACAAGTAATGGTTAACAATATGATCGACCCATTTAGAAATTCAGCAGCAATGAAAACTCAATATTTATCAGCAGCTTTTAGATCTATGGGAAATTCAATTAAGGTAGACTCTATGCAGCTAGCAAAAGCTATAGATATAAATGCAAGAGTTATTACTCAGTCTATAAAGAATACTGCTACAACCATGAGCAGTTCTGTAAGATCAGCTGCCACATCAACATTAAATTTTGCCAGAAGAGCACAAAACGCAATCATAAGAGAGCAAAATGCATTTGCAGCAGCTAGATATCCTGTTGGACAAGCACCAGCACAAGGATTCTTTGGCCCAGGTTTTGTTGGAAATTACAAGGATTTGGGCGATAATATTCAGTCTAGAAAAGTAGGAACTCTAGGAATGAGAAGAACAGAGTACCTTGTAGACGGAAACGTAATGACCGCAAAGCAAGCTAAAGCTGAAGGAATAAATATCCCAAGAAGATACAATGGTATGAGTATGGGTTCTCAAATGGGAATTGGAATGGCTGGATCAATGGGCGGAATGGCATTGATGAGCAAAGAAAAGGTTAACATCCTAGGAAAAGAAATGTCAGGTATGAATGTTGGCATGGGTGTTATGGCTGCTACTTCAATACTTCCAATGCTTCCATGGGGTAAAGTTGGTACTGGCATAAAGTCTGCTGGAACTGCGCTAAAAGGATTTTCATTGTCAATGAGCGGGCTAGCAAAATTTGGAGCTATGCTTGCAAGATTTGCTAAGGGCTTTGGTTTAATAGGAGCAGCAATAACGGTTGCAACTGCAGCATTTAAAATTTATAAGGATTATAAAGATGCTCAGCAAGATGCTTCTATAGGACTTTCTATGACAGCTAAAGCTGCGGAGCAGGCTGGAATAAAGTATTTTAATCTTAAAGAAACCATGCAAGGCTACATAGATAAACAAAAATTAGCAACCGCAGCAGCCAAGGGTGCAGAAGGAAACTCAATTGGTATGCCTGGACTACCTCAATCAATAGAGGAACTAAAGAAGGCAAAAGAAGAAGGAAAACAATTAAAAGATGTAATTGAATCCTTAAATAGATCAGAAACAACAGCAGAAACACAAAGATTAATTAATAATCAAAAAGCACAAATGGTTGCTGCTGGAATGAGCGTTGAAGAAGCAAATAAAAAAATATACGGTGCTTTAGCAAATAGCAATAAAGCCTCTCAAGCATACAAACTGCTTGCAAATACAGAATTTGGAGCAATAACAGATAAAGCTACAGCGGCAGAATTTTCTGTTGGAAATTTGGTAAACACCTTAAGCAAAGGAACAGGAACTGCTGATTGGTATAAAGAGGTAGGAAACGGTTTTGAAGGACTAATAGGTGTATTTTCTGAAGCAACAAAATCTTTAGTTGGAACAAAAGATGAGCTTGGAAATGTTATAGATGAGTTTAAAGCTTATGAAATGGTTATGTCTAAAGCAGAAACAAATAACCCAGGCATGAATAAAGAAATAGGTAGAGACGTATACTTAAATCTTCAAAAAACACAACCTTTGCTAGCGGGAATCATTAATGAATCAGACACTATAAAGGGAATACTTGCAAAGTGGAAACTTTTTACTGCTGGAATAAATATTGATCTAAGCAAAATAGATTCTACTCTAGCATCAAAACTTGCTGGATTTACTTCAGCAATCGGAACAGGAATCTCCCAGCTAACACAAGCTGCTGATTCTGCTACCACATACGCGACTGTTGGATCTGCTTTATCTAAACTTCAAAAAACAATTGCTGCAACTTCTGCAGCAGCTCAAAGAGCAAATGCAGCTTCTCAAAGAAGTGCACAGGAAGAATTAAAAGCAATTGCTAAAAAAATTAAGCTTATAGATGAAGAAAAAAATAAAAAGCTGGAGGCCTTAAGAGCAACTCAAGATGCATCAAATTATGCATTGCAATTACAAAAGCTTCAGATAGAATATGCAGATGCTGTCTCTCGTGGAGACATGGCTGCAGCAAATCAAGCCAAGTTGGATATAGATCAACTCACACTTAATAGACAAGCCGACCTTGCTCAAAAAGCAATAGAGGATGCAGCAAATAAAGCAAAGGCACCTTTAGAAAAAGATGCACAAGCAATACAAGACGCACAAGATAAAAAGAATACTGTTTTTCAAAATAATCAAGATAACTCTGCAGTAGCAGCTGATATAAAAGAATCTCTTGAAAAATTCCAGCTAACGTATAACGAGCTTAGTACAAGAGCTGTTAACGCACAGCTTCTTTCAGGTAAAGATAGAGTTGAAGAAGAAGCAGATATTAAGAAACAGCTTATTAGTTTCCTAAAAGAAATGCAAAAGGCTGGTACTGGACCAGGCCTGCTTGCACAAACAATAAGAAATGCATTCCCAGGATATTTTAATTCAGACGGAAAGCCAAAAGTTCCTGAAACAGTAACTACTGGATCTCCAACTGGATTTGATGCACAGGGAAGACCTATTCTTTCAACAAATACAACAGTAAACAATGATTCTCTTTCCCAGTTTAATAAAGATATTGCAGCTGTAAGCAAGCTAGCAGTTGCTATAACTGGAAATGTTACTTTGAGAAAATTACGTGACGACCTTGTGGAAGCACTAGGTAAGTATAAGGGTGATATTAAATACGGATCAAAGGCTCAAGCATTAGAAGTTAAAGGTAGCAAGTATGATAAGTATTTGCAAGAAGACGGAAGCTTAAATTCTCAAGGTAGAAGAGCTTTAATGAAGGACAATAAATTAGGAGCAGATCAGTTCTTTACATATAAAGGAAAGACATATAGGGGGCAGGGAGCTGGCGCAGATGACTTATTGCCAGCAGTTTTGCAAAAAGCAGATGGCGGATATATAAAACACTTTAATCCAGGAGGAAAAGTTACTGGTCCAGGAACGGCAACATCGGATTCTATTCCAGCAATGCTTTCAGATGGAGAGTATGTATTTAGTGCAAAGGCTGTAGACGCCGCTGGTGGTGCAGATGTTGTAGATGGTTGGCACAAAGCACTTAGAAGAGCAGATGGCGGTCCAATTCTTACATCACCAAGACAAAAGAAACCAGGTGTTCCATATTCAAGATCTGGAAGACCGATAGGAAATCCTTTTGGACAATACTGGGGAGAGCTTTCAAGATTTATTGGACCACGTAGTCCAGGCATGGATATTTGGGGCGGAACAGAAATACCAGGACTTAAGTTTACTGGAAAGGTTCCACAGCATTCAGACTACATGCATCAGATGCTTGAGCAGCCACGCAAGCCATTTACAAGCCCAGGAATGGGTCTAGACAAAGACCCTATGCGCCTTGCAGGCTCTGGAGCCTCTATGGGCGGTATCGGTAATGGAGCCTATGGACTAGGGCCACTCATGTTTGCAAACGGTGGTCCAGTATCTTCGTTTGGGTATCATGCAAAGCCAGACCCAAAACAATCATTCTTAAATAGAATTCTATTTGGAGTAAAGTATGTTGGGGGGCCACAGCCAACGCAATTAGGTGTTCCATTTGGTCCTGGTGGAGTAGCAAAAATTGCTAAAATGTTAGCAAATATTAAAGAAGCAAAAGCGTTTACACATTTTGCTCATTCTCCTATAGATTCATTACAGCCATCAATAGGAAGAAAAAGCCCAGCAATGGCAAACTTTGGTCTTGGCACTTATGGATCCACTAAGGGGATATTTGAGGGCGCACAATTTGGAGAAGTGGCACATAAACTAAGCTTGTCACCATTTGCTTGGATTAAAACAGCTTTAGGTAAAGGACCGATTGACGATGCTGGATTGGCATTAGAGGCAGCGGCATTTAATAAAGCAACAGGATCAAAAATTAGTGGAAGCTCAATGTATTTACACAATGAAGATTTTGTAAAATTCTTATCTAGCAGAGGATACACTGGTTATAAAACTGGAGACATAGTTACAAATTGGAAAGTTGGTTCCCCAGGATTTGGTTTAAAAACCTCACTAGGAAAAGTTCCTTTCGGTGGTATTCCAAAGTCTACATCTTCTCAAACAATTGATCCACCTAGCGGACTAATCCTTGCCAACGGTGGTTTTGTTACTAAATCTCTTTCAAACCTTGGCGTACCGATGTTTGAAAATGGAATTAATATGGTTCCTGCAAATATGCTTGCGATGCTTCATAAAGATGAAGCAGTTATCCCAGCTAACATGAATCCATTTAATCCAAATGCTACGGCGGCAGCAACAGGATCAGTATATAATATAAATGTAGAATTAAATGGAACAAACGTGACAGCAAAAGATGTTGCACTAGAAATACGTAATGAGATGAGATTAAAAGAAATGGCAGCTGGAGTAAATAGAAAGGTTGGGTCATAATGAGTTTTCAAAATTTAAGTAAAGGCTCAATTTTATACATAGAGGCACTAGACCCATTTGCAATTGATACAGCAAACAACTCATTTGATTACAAAGGAGCGTCTGTTGTTGCACCAGGTAATTCATATACATCATCTGTAGCAACTAGAAACAACTTGTCCTACAGCTCTAAAAATCAATTAAGATTTAGAAGAGTTACTGAGCATAATAGACAGCCAATCTCAATAGATACAAACAGAATTGAGCAATCGTCTAGAATGTCAAATGGCACACTCAGAAAATATTTTGTTGCTGATAAACTTACCATAAATATTTCATGGGAAATGCTACCTTCTTTTAGAAATGAAACAGTTGACGGTGCCTGGGGCGCAGAAGATTTAAAAAACTTTTATGAAAGTTCTGCTGGTAGACTACCTTTTAGAATTAAATTAAACCCAACAGTTTTTAGTACAGATTTAATTGAGCAATCTGATGGAGCCTTATCAGATGACTATACTTACACAGTAATGTTTACATCTTGCAGTTTTTCAGTTATTAAAAGAGGACTACAAACATTTTGGAGTGTTGACATATCTTTGGAGCAGGTATGATAACTGTATCAAATGAAACTAAAGATTTAATTAAAAAAGGATATTCGCTATCAACTTCAGCTGGAGCTACAATTGAATACAATCTTAACTCTATGGTTGAATATATAAAAGCAACATCATCTGCTTTAACAAACCCGTTTGGTCCTGCTTTTAAAAAGCTATTTCCAATAGATACTATTTATAAGCCATTTAGACCACTATCTCCAGGAATTAAATATCTAGTTCATACAAATAATAACACAGACACCCCCGTTGATTCTTTTGAAAGACCAAGGGATTTAGATATTGGAACAAGGCCAAGGCTTTATTATCCTGGACCAGATATGGTTTATAAATATTGGTTAGCGCCTAAAAACACTAATATAGATATTTCTTTAGAGTATTTTTCAGATGAAGCAAAGACTACTGCAAAATTAGTTCCCGCCAATAAGATTGTTGCCAGATTTGAAACTAGCCACGACACACCCACATCATGGACAATAACTGGAGTTAAGCAAGATAACACAACCATAACGGTATCTGGCACAACTCTCACCCAAAAAGAAGCGCCAGATTATAAAGGCGGGGAAGCAATAATATATTATGATGGAACTACATGGTCAACTGCAGAACCTACTACATATACAACAACTCAATACTTTAAAAAGATATCTTTAGCTGCAGTTAATTCAAATACAGGAAAGTTTTTGGGAGTAATTGAGTTAAGTCCAAGATGGGTTATGTCAATAGATTCAGACATTGTTTCGTTTACAGTAAATAAAGAAACTACTTCAGATGATACCTCTATTGTTCCAGTTGGGGTTATAACGGCAAACTACCTCAGCCTTTTGATAACAAAATACAATACTACATCTAGGCAGATAGTTGAATATGATAGGTTTGGCCCAATAGATAACTCAAAACTATATTTGTTTAAGAATGCAATTATAAGACCACACATAAATATTGGAGACGGATCTTCCGTGCAAAAGGTACCTCAAGGAGTTTTTTATGTAGCCTCTTGGTCACTATCAGAGTTTGGAGAAGCATCCATAGATGCAACAGATGCTGCAAAAATACTTCAAGATACTATATGTCCTCAGCTTTTAGTAGAGTCTTCACCTGTAACTTCAGTAATTAAAAGAATTTTAGACTCAGTTGGATTTTCTAATTACAAGATAAATATTAAAAAAACAGATGGGAAGGTTGATGACGACTCTATTCCATCTTTAGTTTATTGGTGGTCGGACGGTGAACAAACAGTCTGGGAAGTTTTGCAAGAGCTATGTAGAGACATACAGATGAATGCATTTGTAGATGAATACAATGTATTAAACTTTTATACTAGAAACTTTATATACGACAAAGAATTACCTACCTCATGGATATTTACAAATGAGGAAATCAAGTCTGGATCTAATGTAGAATATGCGCCTAACATAATTAGGTTGTCTACCAAGGAGCTTTTTTCAGCTAATAATGTTAGAGTAAGATATAAAACAGCATTTGTTTCTACCAATTCAGAATCATCCTCTCCTTTGTGGAAATCTGAATCTTCATTTCTAGGTGCTGGCTCCCTTGCAACAGATATCAATGACGACAGTACAAAGTTTCAGCTTAATCAAAATACAATAAATTCTGCAAGAGTAGATAAAATCTTAGATCAGTTTAACGGTTATGTTTTAATAAACGGAGAAGTTATTGAGTATGATGGAGTCTGGTATCAGTATGTACCTGAAGAGAAAGACACAACATTTACTCCTCCACGTGATAAGCCTCCAGTTAGAGTGCTAATTAAAAATCAATCTGACATATGGAAGTATTCAGCTTTAGCTAAACCAGGTTATAAATATTTTTATCCTACTGGAGAGTATAATATAAAAACCAGAGGAGCTTTGTCCACCTCTAAAATGTCTCACAAAAAAACTTTAAACTCTTACATAAATGAGCCTGGGCAAAATGATTCAAATAGATTTAATAAATATAATATTACCCTAGCTACTCCAGATGTAGCAAAGCTAAAGCCTGGTGTGGGAAGTATTACAACTCCAGCAAACACCGAAGAAGAAACAATTGCAAAAAGCTTTTTAGCAATTTCAAATCTAGATAAAGATAAAAAAACTTTTGATATTGCAGTTAAAGATTTTAATTCAGTAGATACTACAAAGCCTTTTGTTTCATTTGGAACAAGGATGTTTTTTGATAGCCAGCTTAATACACCAGAGCAGGTAGGTGGCATTGGATTTTGCTTAGACTCAACTGGCAAAAATGGTTACTACGTGCTTGTACGCACAACTGCATTTTCTGGCCTTCAAAAAGATATTATGGTTGTTAGAGTTAATAATAATAAGCTTACAGTTTTAAAAGATAGCCAGCAGACATCTACCAAAACATTGGCTGGAATTTACGCTGGCAGCTCTTACAATATAGATGTACTGGTAAAAAAAGAATCTTTAAAAAATATAATTACTGTCTTTATTAATGGATTTAAAATTGAAGCAATTGATTCTGGAAGTGATTCTGTTAATTTAACTATTCCACCTCTTTCAATAACAAAAAATGTTGGACTACACTGTGGTCAGGGAATTGCTTATTTTGAATATCTGTATGCTAAAAGTATTGATGAAGATGTATACAAAAATATATCTTTAACCAGGAATTATGAATACAATGGTGTTTATGCTGATGATACTCTTTCTATGCTATTTGGAGATTTAATTTACAATGCTGGCCAAACCGCTGCCGACGAAAACGGTGCCCTTTTTGAATTCGGAACTACCGCTAGAGAAATAAGAAAAGTAAAAGAGTCTTATGATGATGAGTCTAGACCAGCCGTACCAATTACTTTTAGAACCGCATTAAATAAATATGTTAAAATATTAGATCAAAGGTTACAGCCTTTCGGTGCCGAATCTTACGTTTTAAATAACACTTCAACTACTGTAGTTTTAGATGATAGTAATAATACAAGTTTTTATGTTTTGGGAAATTCTATAAGAAGGTCTGGCGCCATAGACTACGATACAGATCAGTCAGAGGACTCCTCAAATAAAGAATTTGTTGTTTTTGAATCTTCTTGGATTCAGTCTGAAGAGGACGCAAAAACTTTAGCAGATTGGATAAAGTCAAGCGTATTAAATAAAGGAAGGTTTGTGGACATAGAAGTTTTTGGAAACCCTTTAATTTCTGCTGGCGATATTATAAGTATTAAATACCCAGTTTTGGGCATGTCTGAAACAGATACTAAATATTTAGTTGTTAGATGCTCCTTGCAATATAGTGAGGGGGTAACCACTACGCTTTCATGTAGAGCAATCTAATGGCGTAATGGTATAATAAATAAATGGGAATTGAAGTAGGAAAAATACCAGTCATCTTTGATGATGACCCTCGTTTAGCCGAAGTTTGGAAGGGCAAGTCTGGAGAGACTAAGTCCATTACTCAATCCTTTCCATTTGGATCAAACAGTTCTGTAGGATCTCCTGGGGACGAAGATGGAGACGACGATCCCAAAGGCGGTAAAAGGCCTCAGCTTTCAGACATAGTTTTAAAAGGATTTGAGCTGTATGAGGATGCATCTGGAATGCAAAGAGCAAGAGCTAAGTTTAGAATTTACAATTCAAGCGAAGAGAAGATAGATGGTTTCTTATACGCAATAACAATATCAGATAAGCAGGGAGGAAGATCATGATAACTAAATTTGGTAAAAGATTTCTTACTAATTTTGTAGCTGGTAACTCATCATTTTCTTCAAAAGAAATGGCTATTGGAATTGCAACAGGAACTGAATATGCTTTGTCAGATACAAACTCAAGACTTGGTTTTGAGTTCTATCGTGTTCCAATTAGGGTCGGAGGGATCGATATAGACTCTTCTGTATCACCAATAAAATATACAGTAATCTATTCAGCTACACTTCCTACAAACATTGCAGGTAAGATTAATGAAATTGGAATCTACTCTGGCCAGTCTTATTCAAGAAATTTATATGAAAGCAAATTTATATCTAACTTTGAATTGCCATACCAGTGGAGTCCAGAGCCAGAGCTAGATCAAACAAACTTTAGAGTTGGAGATAGTTCGTTAACATTTACATCAAATGGGGCGGCCCCAAAAGAGTACACTTACATACTTGATAGTATGGATATATCTGGGTACAACCCATTAGATACATTATCATTTTCATACAAAGCAAATGATGCAAACCTGTCCTCATTGAAGGTAAGGCTCTATAGCTCAAATACCGATTACTTAGAATTTACATTTACTGGACACTCAGTTGGAAACAATATAAAGAATTTAAACATGTCTACTGGGGTATCAACAGGAACATTTAATCCACAAAGTGTTGTTAAGTTAGGAATTATTGTTACTCCAACAACTGCTCAAACATCTGTATCTATGGATGGTCTTAGAATAAATGACGAGGACACCTTTGATCCAGAATACGGTCTCATTGCCAGATCTATACTAGACTCAACAATGATTAAAGTAATTGGAAGAGAAGCATCAATAGAATTTAAACTAGACCTTTCGTTTGGGGTTTAATGTGTCAGAACAATATCCAGATCTAGGAATAACTCAGAGTCAAGATGGAGACTACTGGGATGTTGTAATCCCAGATCTAGATTGTAATACTGATTATGCATTGCAGGCTGCTTGGATATATAGCGATAAGTCTTTGGGAACAAGCGAATTTTCAGACAGATTTAATTTTACTACACCTGCACCCTCAAGGGTTTGCCCAATAAACGTAGTCGCCACATGGGATGCAACGGCTGGATTAAATTTAACATGGACAAAAAATGATGACCGTGTAAGAAATTATGTAGTGTCGCTAACTGCTGGTGGATATACAAGATCTCAACTTATTCCAGCATCTGGCTCATCATTAAATTATTCATGGGTTCTTACTAAAGAAAATAATATTTTTCAGTTTGGAAATAAATTTAGAACAGAATTTACATCTTTTACTATTCAAAGTGTGTATGGTGATGGAAGCTCAGACCAATGCCCAGTAACGCTAGCACCGTATGTTGATCCAATATGTGCAAACTCTATACCAGACGATAAATGGAAAGTGGCAAGTACTATAGATGGAATAATGGTATCTTGGCAAGATGATCTATCAAAAGCTTTAACGTATAGAGAGACAAGAGTTTTTGTATCTTTAACCAATAACCCTTACAATTGGGTTCAAAGGTATACTGGAATTGGCCCTGCCGATATAGGCCTAGATACAATAAATGATGTTTATGTTAAAGTTAATCACTTATCATATTCCGATTGCCAGGGTCTGGACTCTTCTGTAAAAACAGCAAAGATATTTGATCCTCAAACATTTGATAAAGAGCCTCCAAACGAAGTAGTTCTAGGAAATGTAACCTGGTCTGGAGAGGACCTTGTTATACCATACACAATGCCTTTAACAAACCCTCCAGATAGATTTAAGATTACTTTAACAAATACTTTAACTCCTCCAACATCAGCAATATTTTATGGCGAGCCTCCATCTGCTTCTGGAACTCATAGTTTAAAAATACCATATTCTGATTTTCTTCTAAATTTTGGTTATTTAAATTTAACACCCTCATACACTGGGCTTTTTCAGTCTAGAGATATTGCTGGAAACTTTACTGCTGGAGTATCATTCACAACTCCCACAATTGGATGCCAAGGAACTGGATTAACTCCCACCATTGATGACGCATTTGGCATAAGTGCTGGTTACACTGTTATATGGACAGCACCATCGTGGGCGGTAGCAACAGAAGTTTATGCGAGAGATGCTGGTAGCCAGCAATCAACTTTAGTTTATTCTGGCCCAAGCCCAGCAATAAAAGGCACCGAGCTTGACACAAGCCCTTTTGCAGATAAGATAGTAAAAATAAGATACGTTGGAAAATTTGGCTGCTACTCTAATTTTTCTTTAGAGAAAACAGTAAAGCCAATAGATTCAATTGCATTTGATGACAACCCTCCAGAGAATGATTTTGAATTGCAATCAGCTACAGTATCCGATGACTCTAACGGCTTATTTTCTTTTGATAAAAAAGTTTTATTTACATGGACAGAAAATACAGATCCAGACACTGCTGGATATAGAATTAGATTTAGGATACAGGGATCAACAGGTCCTTACACATACATGTCTGTACCAGGAAGAACCAAAACTTCCTCTTATCTTTATGGTCTAAAAGGCGGAAAGACATATGAGATTGCTGTTAGCACATTTGATATTTACGGAAACACAAATGAAACCGCATGGAGAACTTATGATCCTGTAGTATCTCCAGTCAGCAACTCCTTGCTTCCAGATGTAGCAATAACCGCTGGAGACATGAAGCTTGGATATGGAATTGACGGAGATAATTCTCAAAAAGGACTTTACGTAGCGCCAAATAATTATTGGTATGTGCAAGGAAATACTAATGAGTCGAGTGCTGCTTACTTTACAGTCGGTGGAACAACAGACAAAATGGTTTGGGACGGAATGGATTTATCAGTAACTGGAACTGTAAATGCAAATGCTGGAAACTTTACTGGATCAGTTGATATTGGAAGTGCTACAGTTCCTGGCCAACTAAGAGTTTATTCTGGTGCCAATAAATTTGAAGTAGGACAATTAAAAAATTCATCTGGTGCATTTATAAATGAGTATGGAATTCAGGGGACAGATGCAAGTGGACAGCTGTTTCAGCTCGATACATTAAATGGAATTATAACAAATAAAGGACGCATTGGCGGATGGGAAATTTCTTTAGACAAGATAGAAAAGGGAAACACGGTTTCTGTAGGAACCCCTGCTGTTTCATCTATGAGATATGCGGGAATGTCTCCAGGAAGCACCTATTCATTTTGGGCAGGCTCACCTTCAGCAGGCGGATCTGATGCAGCAGAATTTTACGTTAAGCCTAATGGATATGTTAAAGCAAACAATATTGATATTACTGGCGGTAAGATAAAAGTTGGCTCAGGGTTTGAAGTTGCAGCAACTACTGGATTACTAAAAGCCAATGATGCTAATATACGAGGAAGCATATATGTAGACAATGGAGTGATAGGTTCTATTCAAATAGGTGGATCGGCTACAAGAACTGGTGACACATCTCCTACTAACTTCGGCGACGGCCAAATACTTTTGAACACAGACCAAGGAAAGATAGAGTTTGGAGTTTTAAAAGATCAACTCGGTGCTAAAATTGGAACTGGTATTCAGGTAACAAGCACAGCAGACGGACAATTTGTTTCTTTGGATACAGTGAATGGAATTAAAGCAGTAAAAGGATTAATAGCTGGATGGACATTGTCAAAGGATGCATCTGGCTCATCCATTAACTATGGTGGAAATGTTGGACTATATGCTCCAAATACATCATCAGATTCAACAGTAATGATTTGGGCTGGAGGATCTAGAACGGTCTCTCCTAATTTCTCTGTTACCTACTCAGGTAAAATGACTGCAGTAGATGCAGTTATTAAAGGAGCACTATTTGCAGGTCAAGGAGGTTTCGGAACAGCTGTTCCTACAACAGCCGCAGATATTGCTGCAGGTAATACTACAGGATATAAGATTACAAGCGGCTGGACAATCGATTCTGCAAATATTAAGTCTACAAATACATTATCTCAAGTAACACTTAATGGAGAACAAGGCTCTATTATTGGCGGAAACATTGTTGGGTCAAATCATTACTTTACAACACCTGCTGAATGGAATACAGTATATCCAGGATCGGGAAGCGGCAACCCAGGAAATATTGATTACATATCTTCATCTGGTGCATTTAGATTAGCTGGCGGAAAAATAACCTATTCAACTCCTACCCAAGAAAACCCTAATGGAACATTTAATATTCAAACAGATTTAGTTGCATCAAATATATTTTTAGGAGCAGGTGAAAGTTTTTCAAATGATTATTTACTAGGAAAATCTACAACTATACCAGCAACAGGACCAGGCGGGGTAACAAAAGGTGCTGGAAGCTTTAGTTTAGGAAACAGATCAGTTGTTTACGAAAATGGAATTTTTTCAATAAATCCAGATCAAAAACCTTATGCTGCCTTTAAAATCAGATTAAGCGTAACATCAAATAATGATGGGTATGGCGGAGACACAACTGTTGTGCAGGATAAAGATGGATACTTGACTACTGGTAGAGCATTTCATTATGGAGGAGGAAACCTTCCTAACGGTGCTTTAACTAGAGACGTTGGCGGTACATCTGTAAGCTTTAATCCTGGAGATATATGGCTTTCAAGAATTTAATGGTGTAGAAATATGACAATCTGGAGAAGAATTAACGACTCAGGCGGTGAGGTTTCTGTAGCCACTAATGGCTGGGTAAAAATAAAAAATATTTTTAGAAGAATAAATGACTTCGGTGGAGAAGTCAACGTGGCTGATCGTGGCTGGGTAAAACTTAAAAGCATATGGAGATACGAAGGAAGCGGCATCTGGAGAAGAATATTTGGAGCAGCGTTCCCATATCCAAAATCAGACGTGGGTCTTGTATTTATATCTCCATCATCGATAGAGTCAGAGTATCAGTGCACTCAGCAAGACAAGATGTATGTCAGAAGAGGAAAGTGGTACGAAGACCCTAAATCCTTTTTAATAAAAATTCAAAAGGCTGCCCTTGGCGGGTGGGCAGATCAAACAGATTTAATAACTCAAGAATTAGAGTATCTAGAATATAAAGACTCTGACTACCTAGATCAGGTTCCAACGAATACTGCATTGCGCCCAGTAATTAATTTAGAAGACATTAAAAATAAAGTTGGGTTTAGAGCAAAGATTCAAGCTGCAGAAGATAAAAATCCAGAAGAGTCGGATTACTTAGAGGCAACTACATGGTATCCAAGTGCAAACGGAATATTCCCAAAACTAACATTTGGATTTCACACATACAGCACTGGAGATCAAATAATTGAAGATGAAACACTTAGCATGCCTGAATTTAAAATATTTGGATTTAAATGGCAGTACCTAACATCATCTGCATCATCATATCCAAATGGACAATATTTTTCTTCATCTCGGACTGATGAGTTTATTGGAAAGCAAATAGTTGAGTTTACTGATTTTTATGGTACAAGGATAGGAGATCTGAAAAGCGAAGACGTACTTCCAAATCACCAGTACTCTAGTTTTGTACAGTATACACAAGCAATGATTGATTCTGGTGAAGACTATATAATTAATGTTTATGCAGTTGCAAAAGATTACTATTATAATCCCAGCCTTTCTTTGGAGCAGCACCTGCTAGATTTTAATGAAACCCAACAAGTTGCTTCATATGTATTTACCCCTCCTAGGGAAATAGAAAACCCAGAAATAACAATATCAAATAGAACAAAAAGCTCCGCAGACATTTCTTGGTATTCACCAGATGCAGAAAGATACAAGGTTGATCTAATTGATTCTATTACAGGTAACTCTTTGCCTGGCTATCCATTAGCCTCAACAACAAGTACTTCTGCCAGCCCTTTTGGATTAACGGAAAACAGACTGTATACCGTTTTGGTAACGGCACTTGCTGGAGAAGGAGATAAGTACAAAAGCGACGAGGTTTCTAAAAGCTTTAGAACAATTTCTACTGGCGTAGAGGCAATTCTTGGAGAGCCTTATGATATTACAGAAAATAGTTATAAGGTATATATAGCAAACTATAGCAGCTTATCTGGATTTACTATAACAGCAAATGTAAGCTTAGGGTCAGCATCCATATCTGCAGATGTAATTTCAGTATCTGGAATAACAAGCAGTGGAGATTCCTGCCTAACTGTTACAACTGAAAAAATAGATAATGTCAATTTAACTGCAGTCTCTTATGAGCAAGCTACATCCGACACTCTATGTACAGAAATAGGTTCCATATGGTACTGCTTAACATATGGAAATACTCAGCCAGTAGTTTGTTCTGGGCCAACAATTGAGTTATCGGATAAATCTGGAGGCGCTAGCGGATACTCTATAACCTGCTCTAAAACAGAAATATGTTGTCAAAAGGTCGTGCTGGAGCCAAAGGTTTATACAGAATGGGTTATTGGATTGTGTACAGTTTTCCCTGCAGATCCTAAGAGACCAAGAACTAGACAATGGACACAGCAACAAAAAACTACTTCTCAAAATTGCGTAGTTACTACTGTTGAGCTTTCTGGCTCAGAAACAGAATACATAGATTGTTGTATTGCCACCTCAACTTTAGGCGAAAAGACTTATGGAACTCCTGGTCCTTGGGGTACGTGTACTCCTAACGTAGGAATAACTAGACTAGTACCATGGACTGCTACTAGAACTAATTACAGCAGAGACTGCATTACCACTACAACTCAAGAGTCTGGGAATGAGCAGCAGTTTAAAGATTGTTGTGTTGCCAGCACAGTTGACGGGGATAAGACATACAGTGCCTGGTCTGAATACGGCGAGTGTTATGGAGCTGATCCTAGAAGAACTCGATCAAGAACCTGGACTGCACTAAGAATAACAACAAATACTAGCTGTGTTGAAACAACAACAGAAATAAGTGGTACAGAGCAACAGGACACAAGCTGCTGTACACCTTCTACAACTTATGGACCAAAAACTTACGGAACACCTGGCCCATGGGGTACATGTAATTTAAATACTGGACAAATAGGAAGACTAATTCCCTGGACAGCAACAGCTACTACTATAAACTCAAGCTGTGTTACTACGGTTGGTCCAGGATCTGGAAATGATGTCGATTATAAAGATTGCTGTACTTCCAGCGTCACCACTGGCCCAAAGACATACAGTGACTGGTCTGCATACGGAAGCTGTATCCAAGGAGAAAGAACACGCTATAGAACCTGGACGGCAATTGAAACAAGCAATACAATTAACTGCACATCATCAACAAAAGAAGTAAACGGAACTGAGTTTGGGTATGCGCCATGCTGCACAGCTGGGTGTACTCTGGGTACTAAAACCTACGGTGATTGGTCTGCATACGGAAGTTGCAGTAATGGCGAGAGAAGAAGACAGAGATCTTGGACTGCAATAAATACGTGTATCGATTCAAGCTGTAATATAATTTCTCAAAATGAATTAAATAGTGTTGAGTATGAGTACACATCATGTTGCACTCAGGTATGTACAACTGGTGAAAAGACTTATGGGGCCTGGGGTGCGTATGGAAGCTGTAATCTATTTACCTCACAGATTTGCAGAACAAGACCTTGGACAGCTCAACAATCTTGTTTTACAACAAGCTGCACAAATGAAGTAACTACTATTTCTGGAAATGATATTGAGTGTATAGATTGTTGTACTGCTAGCGTTACCACTGGTCCAAAGACATATAGTGCCTGGTCTGCATACGGAAACTGTAGCCAAGGAGAAAGAACACGCTCTAGAACCTGGACGGCAATTGAAACAAGCAATACAGTTAATTGCACTTCATCAACAAAAGAGGTTAGCGGAACTGAGTTTGAGTATGCGCCATGCTGCACGGCAGGATGTACAACTGGTGATAGAAGTTATAGCGCATGGGGGTCATGGGGGTCATGTAGCCAAGGAGAACAGGCTAGAATTAGAACTTGGACTGCTATAGAAACATGTATTAATTCAAGCTGCAATGTTTTGTCTACCAGAGAAGTTAGTAGTTTTGAAATAGAATACAGAAACTGTACCACTATTAATACAATTAATACTATTAACACAATTAATACTATTAACACAATTAATACTATTAACACAATTAATACTATTAACACAATTAATACTATTAACACAATTGATACAATTGATACAATTAATACTATTAACACAATTGATACAATTAATACTATTAACACAATTGATACAATTGATACAATTGATACCATTGACACAATTGATACAGGCGGTGGTGGATGTCACGTTGTAGGAACTAAAATACAGATGGCAGATGGCACATTTAAAAATATTGAAGACCTTTATATTGGAGATGAAGTAATGGCAGCAGACGTTCCAGGTGTTGGCGACAACGAAGCTGACATAAGCAATCTATCTCTCTGGTCATCCGAAGATATTTCTGGAACAACTAAGACTGTAGCAAATGTAACAAATGTTATTATAAGATCTTATGGACAGTACTACTTAATAAATGATACAATTAAGATAACGTACGAGCATATTATTCCAGCAAGACAAAACGGTGTTTGGAAATTTATTGAGGTTAAAGACTTAAATGTGGGTGATACAGTTATGAATGAGAATTTAGATAACGTTACGGTTACCTCAAAAATTTTAGTTGATGAAATAGTCGAAACAGTTTCAATTAATATTGAAAATAAAGACATATACTTTGTTGAGGGCTTAATGGCTCACAACTTCAGCGAAAAGACATAAGATGGGGGAACAAGTTGAAGGTAGAAGACCTGGGAAATAAAATATTTATGTATAAGAATGCAATAGAAAATGATTTGCAAATTCTTACTGAGCTAAATAGTATATTTTCTGATTATAATCAAGACTATAAGTCCGCAACAATAAATAATCATGACTATGACCCCTCCTTGCGTTCGTGCACTGTTTTTTCATTATACACAAACTTGCAAGACAAATCCGATTACAATAATGCAAAAAGAGTTCTTAATAAAAAAATAGATCTAGCATTATCTAAGTGTATATTGCATTTTGTAAGATCAACTGGAATAAAGATAAAAGAAAGGGAGCCGTGGGAGATATTAAAGTATGAGCAGTCTCAAAAGCTCACATGGCACAGTGACGATGGAAAAAGCCACCCGTCTACTATATCGTTTGTTTACTATATAAATGATGATTATGAGGGAGGGGAAATTCAGTTTAAAGATAAAGCATACAGCATACCGATAAAGCCTCAAAAGAATAGCCTGATAATATTCCCTTCCAGCTCAGATTATATACACAGGGTTTTGCCAGTAGTAAGCGGAGTGAAGCACTCGGTAATATCCTTTGGCAAATAAATTTTTTACTAGACATCTATTGCAATAAATGATATGATTCATTGTGTTAAGGAGATATTATGAATAAGTCAGACATGCAAGGAAGTACATACATGGTTCTTGTTGATGGTGAGTATGCTGGGTGGTTTAATATCGCTGGCCCTGGAACTGATCTATTAAGAGCTGGTCTTTCTAGCACACCAATTTTAGTAGATATGGAAGACATTGCAATTGATATTCCAGATTTACCAAAAGCTGGCGCTAATTATTTTTGGAACGGCCAGTCGTTTGAATTGAGGGAAATAAGTGGCTAGTAAATGGGAGCAAGCAAAAAAGCTTGTTTCTTCAAATGAAGTAAAACCCTGGGATTTTTTAAATCCAAACACAGAGTATTCTTCAGAAGAAGAGTCAAGTGCCAGGTATTCTTTATGTAAAGCCTGCCCTAAATTTAATGACGGGGTAAAGACCTGCCAAGAATGCGGTTGCTTTATGCCAGCGAAAACAAGATTAAAGGGAGCGGTTTGCCCAATAGGTAAATGGTAATGGTATAATAATATGACAAACAAGGAGGAAGTAAAATGGCAGAATACGTATTAACCAATGAAGAAAAAAGCTCAATAATTGAGTCTCACCTGAGAACGCTTGCATACTCAAAGTATAATTTACAGGTAAATTTAATGGAAGAGGAAGCAGCAGAAACTCCATCTACAGATGGTATTGCATCTATTAATGTGCAAATTGCTTCAGTTAATAAAAAAATAGAGGCTCTTGTCGAAGAGCTAACTTCTCTATCAGAATAAGTTAGGTAAAAAATGTCTTCTAAAGAAGAATTAATTATAACTGCTCTTCAAGAAAGAATTGGCCAGATGGCGGCTCATCATGAATTGCAGATTGCAATGCTAAGAGCAGAGCTTACTACAATTATAAATCAAAATCAAGAAAAAGAAAAAGCTATTTCTGAGTACTCTAATCAAATAGAGTCAAAGGTGGAGGAAATTTAGTTGACAGTTACATTCCAAGATGGAGAGCCAGTAGATCCTAAAAAATTACAGGATCTTCAAACACAAATAGATAGCATTAAGCTTCAGTCTGATGAGACTTATAAGCTTAGTACAACAACTGCAGGTAGTATCACACAGTCAACTAGAATGCATTTAGAAGCTGGCGTAGTTACATTTGAAACTGGATTACCTGGCGGAAAAGTTAGCTCAATCGAAATTGATTTAGGTTGGGGACCAGAATATGAAATTGCTTATGTTGTTGCAACACCAAGAAACCAAGATCCTAAAACTAATAACATGAGATGGTCTATTTCTGGACAGTGGTCGGGATCAACTAAACTAAATGTGTATGCTGAAAAAACTATATCTGGACCAGTTAATTTTCACTGGTTGAGTGCAGGTAAAAAGGTTATAAGCAAACCTTAAAGTATCTATTGACACATTGATTTAATATGTTACAATTGCTATAACATTAAGCCACGATATCGTGGCTTTTATATATATTAAGGGTTTTAATGAGCAACGATTTAAAGTGGATGATATCATCCGATCAACAATTTCCGTATCAAGATGATAAGATGATTGCGCTTTGGTTTAAAGTCATGAAGTGGTTTAAACCAGATGTCGTTGATTACCTCGGAGACACAGATGATCAGGCTTGCTATAGCAAGTATACTGAGGGCAAATCAGCAGAGTTTTTAAACTATCATAAGAATGATAGCAAAGATCTTATTGTTCCGATGATGAGGCATGAAGCAAAGGGCGCAAGAGACTTTTATGCAAAGACAAGAGAGATGCTTCCAGATGCTCAGCTTTTTTCAGCATTAGGAAATCATGATATTAGAATATTTAATTATGTAGATGCTAAGTTGCCAGAGTACATTTCTGAAGTAACTCCAGAATCAATGTGGAGCCTAGATTCTCTAGGCTATGAGTATATTTATTATAATGAACTTCCTAAGCGCCGCTTTGGAGATATACATGTTCATCATGGACTTTCAATTGCTTCAACTGGTTCAGTAAGAAAAGATATGGAAGACCTTCAGATATCTTTGATGAGAGGCCACTCTCATAGAATAGCATCACACTTAGTTACTTATGAGTTAAGAAACGGTGGACAGGGAGAAACTCTTCGAGGTTATGAGCTTGGCCACATGTGTGATGAAAAATCAGATGGAATGAAATATATGCAGCACCATGATTGGCAAAAGGGTTTTGCCATTGCACATATTGTAAATGACTACCCACATATTCAAATGATCCATGTGGCACCAGATTACTCATGTGTTGTTGATGGGAAGCTATTTACACTATGATGAAATGCAATAAGTGTCAGGGGAGAGTTTTTGTAGATAGGGTATTTTCACAAAAACTACACGTAGAGCTTTTCTGCATGATGTGCGGTAAAAGATGGATGATTAATAAGGATACGAGTGCACTAGGTAAATGGATAGAAAAAAGAGAAAACAATCAGCTAAGAGCATTCGGTATTTCTTCTTAAATAACAAGATACATAAAGTATTAAGTCATTCAAGATCTAAAGACCAGATGGTTGCTTGGTGCTATCCAGATAAAAAGAGATTGCTATACTCTTATTCACAAGTTTTAAAAACTATGGAGAATGCATACTCAACTAGTCAGGTAGCTCAACTGCTTGGTAAGCATAAGGTTACTATAGAAGATTATATTTTGGACGGCAAGATAAGATATCCTCAGAAAGTATATCCAATAGGTAATCCAGATAGTACATGGTATAAGTTTATGTATAGTGAATCGGACATAATGGACATTCATGAGTTTATATTAGAATCAGGATATTCTAATAACATGCCTTCAAAAAATGAGATGAGGGCTCTTCTCAAACACAACACTATATTGTATACTAAGACAACAGAAGGGAACTTTGTACCAGTATGGAAAGCGGAGTAGCACAAGCAAGAGTTGTAGTATGTGAAGTATGTAAGAAAGAATTAGTAGTGCGTTGGGGCATTTTTGCTCATGACACTTTAAGCAGACATAGAAAGGCGGAGCACTAATGGAAAAAGGAACTCAGGTTAGAGTTGATTTGTCTTTTACACGCAACCTAGGCAATTTTGAAAGCATTAAGATTGGTATTGGCGTTGACGACTTTGTTCGAGACGGCGAGACAGTAGATGCTGCAGCAGACAGAGTCTATAAGTTTGTTGAAGACAAGCTTATTCAAAAGACACAAGAAGTAGAAGAGGAATTGCGTGGCAGTAAATAAAGAACCCTACATCCTCTTATCTTTATATTCAAACTTATACGAAGGCCTGTACAATACAAAGCCAACAATTAATAGATATAAAGAGAAGTGGGCTATGCAGGATGTAATTGATAGCATAGGGTTTGATAGAGCTAGAGATGTTTTAGAATATTATTTTAAGACTGGAAAGAATAGACACCCACTTAATTTCTTTTACAATAATTTTGACAGAATAGAAGACATGATGATTCAAATTAAAGAAGATAAAGTTAACAGAAGCCGTCTGTTGCAAGAAACTAAAAGAATGGTTGAGGATAATTAGTGAATACAGAAGCAGAACTAATTTCAGCAGTTTGTAAAAACAAAGACATAAGCACCATTCTTGCAGATAATTCAGACGACCTATTTGTATCTCATAAAGATATCTGGGAAGGTCTCAAGTCATACTATTATAAGTTTAGGGCAGTTCCAGAGGCTGGAATTTTGCAGGATAAGTTTAAAGACTTTGAGCCAGTTGAAACAAAAGGGGAGACTGGATACTATTTAGACAAACTAAAAAATGAATTTGTGGGCAACAAGCTAAAGACAATTCTTATGCAGGCTGGCTCATCTCTAAAAGAAGATGCACCATCTAGAGTGCTTGGAACAATGCAGTCTCAATTAGCAAACTTAAGTAGATACACTAATAATGTTAAAGACTTAGATATCACAGACCTTGACTCAGCTGAAAGACACTATGAGTCAGTTAAAACTAGATCTCTAGCAATGGGAGGAAGCCCAGGAATTTTAACTGGCTTTGAAGCTATAGATAAGGCCTACCCAACTGGTATGGCTCCAGGCCACCTCATTGTTGCAATTGGATGGCCAGGCCGAGGAAAGACATGGTTCACATCTTACTTAGCATGCAAAGCTTGGGAGCAAGGGTTTAAGCCAATGATTGTTTCTCTTGAAATGGCTCCAGAAAATATGCGAGATCGAATTTACACAATGCTAGGATCTGGATTATTTAGAGCCAGCGATCTTTCTAAGGGTGATATTAATATTGATGATTTTAAAACTTGGGGAAAGAAAAAAACCGAAGGTAAGAATAGTTTTATCCTTGTCTCAAATGAAGGTGCTGGAGAAGTAACACCAGCAACTATTCAAGGAAAGATCGATCAACATAAACCAGATCTAGTTATCCTTGACTACCATCAGCTGTTCAATGATAATAAGAGAAGTAATTCTGAAGTTGAAAGAAATAGAAATATCTCAAGAGACTTCAAGCTCCTTGCTGTAACAAATGGAATTCCTATTATTGATATTACTGCTGCAACTGCAGATGATATCTCAGATCAAAAGGAACCCCCAATGATGAGTCAGGTTGCATGGTCAAAAGCCATTGAGTATGATGCTGATATGGCTATTGCAATTCATAAGCATGCTAATACAGATCTTATTGAGGTTGTCTCTAGAAAGAATAGACATGGACATGACTTCAGGTTCTTCCTTGACTGGGATATAAATAGGGGAGTAATTACTCCAATCTATGAAGACCTTCCAGAGCTGAGCAAGTGACTCATAAAAATATTAAAAGGTTTCAGATAAGAGTTGAGTTTTTAGATGATTCTGACATGATCAGAATTAAAAAACAATATGAAGATTTGCTTGTAAGCCAAATGAAAGATTCTGGATACGCCAGGGTACTTGACATAGACCCAGCTTTTTCGGTAGAATTTGACGGACAGACATGGAAGTTCTTAATGACTCTCCATGGAGTTTATGTAGGAAAGAAGAAGGCATGGCAATTAGAGGGTATGACACAAGGAAAGTTGATACAACGGAATATTCCCATGCCCACATAAGGTCAATAGTACAAAGCCTAGGAATAGATATGGTTGGAGAAACATCCAACGACTTTTTGGCATACTGTCCATTTCATTCAAACAGACACACATCAAGCTTTAGCATAAGTAAAACAAAAGGTGCCTACATATGTTTTAATCCATCCTGTGGCGAAGCTGGAACATTAAGCGATCTAGTAAAAAAGATTTTAAACAAAAATGAATTTCAGTCTTTAAGGTATATTGAATCAAAGCAGTCAGAGTCTCTAGAAAACTTTGATGAATCATTAAAGGATATCTTAGAGGATAAGCCAGACTTTATTGAATTCCCAGCAGAAAAATTGATTAACTTACATAATGGATTAATCAATAGCGACAAGGCTCAGGAATACTTAAAGTCTCGTGGTATTGATTTAGATTCAATTAAACATTTTTCATTAGGATATTCAGACAATATGGACATGATAACTGTTCCAGTTCATAGCCCAGACGGTATAGCAGTAGGTGTTGTTGGTAGATCTATTTCTGATAAGAGATTTAAGAATAGCAAAGACCTTCCAAGAAGCAAAACTATGTTTAATATTCACCGTGCTAAAAAAATTGGAGATAGGGTTATTGTTGTAGAGTCTAGCTTTGATGCAATTCGTGTTCACCAAGCTGGATTTCCAAATGTGGTAGCAACTCTTGGTGGACACATATCAGGGCAAAACCTTAGTCTATTAAATAGATACTTTAATACAGTTATAATTATGACGGATGCTGATAAGGCAGGAAGAGATTTAGGCTCAACGATTGCATATAAACTAAATAATAAAAACATCTTGTGGGCATCGCATTCTTATGGTAGAATATATCCAGAGGGTGTAAAAGATGCAGGTGATATGTCTGATGAAGATATTAAATCTTGTATAACAAATGCCATATCTAATTTCGAATACAGAACTTAAAAAATACGTGGTTACAAACGGATATATACCGTTACATACATAAGGAGAAAAAATGGGAATAGTAAAAGGTTTGTCAGGAATGACAAAGGCAATGGACAAGGTTACATACACTAGTTCAGAAGATAGCAAGGCAAAGTGGTTAAAGATTGAAGATGGTGAAGCAGTAAAGATTCGCTTCTTGCAAGAGCTTGATCCAGATTCACCACACTATAATGAAAAAATGGGTTGCGGATTTTTTGCAATTGAACACACAAATCCTAAAGATTATCGCCGTAAGGCATTAGATACAATGGAAGATGAAGGCCGTGACTGGGCTCAAGAGCAGCACCGCAAGGATCCAAAGGCTGGTTGGGGCGCAAGAAAGCGTCTTTACATTAATGTTCTAGTCGATGATGGAAAGACTGAGCCATATGTAGCAATTCTTTCTCAAGGAGTAAGCGGTAAAACAATTACACCAACACTGATTGAATATGCAAATGAAATGGGAAGCATCACAAATCTAATGTGGCGTGTAAAGCGTAGTGGTCTTAAGACAGACACAAGCTACACAATTATACCGTTGGCTAAAGATGAAAAGCCATTCGACTTTTCCGCTGTCGAGCTGTTTGATTTAGAAAAAACAGCAGTGCGTAGCGTTCCATACGCAGAGCAGGAAGCATTCTATACTGGTGAGTCATCTCCAGAAGAACGAGAGTCATCTTCAACAAGCAGCAGCGTAGACTGGTAAGAGAGAGTATAGGCGGAGAATTAAGTTGAACTTCACACATTTGCATGTGCATTCTTTCTATTCATTAATGGATGGGCTTAATTCTCCTGCCGAACTTGTAAAAGCTGCAAAAGAAGCTGGTCAGACTTCTCTGGCTATTACTGACCACGGAACACTATCTTCACACCGTGAAATGCAAATTGCATGTAAAGAGCAAGGGATCAAGCCAATTCTTGGAGTGGAAGCATACATTTCTCCAACAGATAGATTTGATAGATCTTCAAAGACAGATAAATCAATTCAGGCCTATAACCATATTATTCTTTTAGCTAAGAATAAAAAGGGTCTAGAGAATATCAACACCCTTCAGGAGCTTGCATGGACAGAAGGCTTTTATCATAAGCCACGTATTGATAGAGAGGTATTGAAAGAGTATGCAGAAGGTATTATTGTATTGTCTGGATGCCTTAACGGGCTTATTAGTAAGGCTATTGAACGCCAGGAATTCTCAGAAGCAAAACTTGTACTTCAAGACTTTAAGAAAACTTTTGGTGAAGACTTTTACGTTGAGGTGCAGTCTCATAACCCGACAGAAATCAACTCAAAGCTTTTGGAGCTGGCTGATCAACTCAAGATAAAAGCGGTGGCAACAGGAGATGCTCACTTTGCTAAAGAAGAAGATAGAGTATTAGAAGAAGCAATGCTTATTCTATCAACATCTCCTAAGTCGGATAAAGATGCAGACTTTGAAATGTCTAGACAAATGCCAGACATGATGGATAGATTTAATTACTTATACCCAGACCGTAGAATATCATTTCAAGATTATAATCTATTTATTCAAAGCAGGTCTGAAATTGAGGCGGACTTTAATAAGGCAGGAATTACTCGTACAGATATATATGATAATACAATGGAAATTGCTAATAAGATTGGCGAGTATGACTTCTATGAGGGTCTAGATCTGCTGCCTATCCCAAAGACCAATGCTGATAAGAAACTGGCTGATATGGCCTTAGAAGGCCTTAAAAGACTATCTCTGGACAAAGATCAGGTCTACTTGGATAGAATTGCAGAAGAGTTATCTATAATTAAAGATAAGGCGTTTGCTTCATATTTCCTAGTTGTAGCAGATATGATTACATGGGCTAAGTCAAATAATATTATGGTTGGTCCAGGTCGTGGTTCTGCAGCTGGCTCTTTGGTCTGCTACGCTCTGGGCATTACAGATGTAGATCCAATTAAATATGATTTACTTTTCTTTAGATTTATTAATCCAGAACGTAATGACTTTCCAGATATAGATACAGACTTTGAGGATCGCCGCCGTAAAGAAGTAAAAGATTATTTAAAGAAGAAGTTTAAGCACGTTGCATCTATTTCTACATTCACTTATTTTAAAGATAAGGGTGTAATTCGAGATGCTGCAAGAGTGTTTATGGTTCCTCTTTCAGATGTTAATCGTGCAATGAAGTCTATCGATACATTTGAGGACTTTATGGATTCTCCAAATACAAAAGAGTTTAGAGCAAAATATCCAGAAGTAACTTGGCTTGCGGAAAGACTTCGTGGAAAGATTCGAAGTGTTGGAGTCCATGCTGCAGGTGTAGTTGTTGCAAAAGATGATTTGAGAAAGTATGCTCCAATAGAGTCCAGAGCTGATGCAAATGATGATGTTTCTGGAAGAATTCCAGTCGTGGCATACGATATGGATACGGTTGCAGATATAGGTCTTATTAAGCTAGATGCCCTAGGTCTTAAGACTTTATCTGTGATCTCAGATACATTGAAATCAGTTAAGGATAGACACGGTAAAGAAATCAATCTATACTCCATACCGCTTGATGACCAAAAAGTTTACAAGATGTTTAACGATGGTTATACAAAAGGTGTGTTCCAAGCAGAAGCAACACCGTACACAAACCTGCTAATTAAAATGCAGGTAGATAAGTTCGAAGACCTTGCAGCGTCTAACGCTTTGGTTAGACCAGGTGCAATGAATACTGTAGGTGCTTCATACATTAAGCGTAAACATGGAAATGAAGCGGTTAATTATATCCATCCAATTATGAAGCCATTTACAGAAAATACATACGGAGTTATTATTTATCAGGAGCAGGTTATGCAAGCATGCGTACACCTTGGCGGAATGACTTGGTCGGAAGCAGACAAGGTTAGAAAGGTTATTGGTAAGAAGCAAGATGCAAAGGAACTCGGTCCATTCAAAGATAAATTTATTCAGGGTGCTAAAAAGCATATCAGCGCCGATGAAGCAGAAAGTCTCTGGAAAACATTCGAAGCTCACGCTGGATACTCATTCAATCGTAGTCACGCTGTCGCTTATTCTATGCTTTCTTATTATACCGCTTGGCTTAAGTGCTATTATCCTTTGGAATTTTTATTCTCGATCCTTAAAAATGAAGGAGACAAAGACGCAAGAACAGGTTATTTGATCGAAGCCAAGAGGCTTGGAATTAAAGTTAAGCTTCCACATGTAAATGAATCAGATGTAAATTTCTCATTACAAAAGGATTCAATTAGATTTGGTTTAGCTGAAGTTAAATTTATTTCAGACAGCATTGCAAATAAAATTATTGAAAAGAGACCATATGAAAACTATAAAGATTTTGTTGACAAAGCATCCAAAAAGGGTAGCGGCATTAATTCTAGGGCCATTAATTCTCTCAATGCTATTGGGGGTGCTGCTTTTGATGATAATCCTAGAAGCGGTAAAGAAGGAGAGTCTTATTACGAATTTTTAGGAATACCTTCGTTTAATCTTTCTAACTTAGAGCCAAGGGTCAAAGCACAGGCTAGACCTATTGATGAGTTTGAAGAGCTAGGATCGTTTGTTATGTTTGGTATGGCTAAAAGCATAAAGCGTGGGAATGGTTGGTCACGAATAGAACTTGTTGATGAAAGTGGATCAGTTGGATTGTTCGATATTGAGCAGACAAAAATAGAAACAAACAAAATGTATTTTGTTTTAGTCGGAGACAATAGAATATCTAGGTATATAGATGTAGACTCTATCACTAAAGATTCAGACGATGCATTTGTAAAGTACTTGTATGCAAAGTCATACCCTATTGACGAAAACCAAAGGTTTGTGATAAGCTATACTCCATATAAAACAAAAGCTGGCAAGACCATGGCACACCTTGTAATGTCAGATAAAGATAAAAATTTAAATAGAGCAATTGTATTTTCAAGTATGTATCCGATTTCGTTGGCAAAAATGCGAGAGGGAATGATATGCGAGCCAGTTCTAAAAACTTTAGAAGATGGAACACTTATGGTTAAGGAAGTAAAATGACATACAATGCAGAAGATGTATTTAAGACAATGAATGCCTCTAGAGTTTTAGTAGCTATATTAAGCAAGATGGGTTCTGTTGAGGTATCAACTGAAGATTTTATGAAGAGTACTAATGATGACATGCAGCTTTCAGTTACATACAATGATCAGTCACTATCTTTTGAGTTTAAGCTAGAGCCACTAGGATTTAAATCTGATTATGAATTGGCTAACGATTAATTAAATGGACATTAACCTAGATGATATTCTGGCAAAGCTGGACCCTAAAACTAGAGCAAGGGTTCAGTCTGCAGTCGATATTCAAATCGAAAAGCAGCCAACGCCAAGCATAGGTTTAAACTTTGCCTTGAATGGCGGATTTGCTTATGGACGACAGATATTGGTTTGGGGAAATAAGTCAGCAGGAAAATCTTCATTTTGTTTGCAAATGATAGCACTTGCACAAAAAGAAGGAAAGACTTGTGCTTGGATTGATGCTGAGCATTCTTATGATCCAGAGTGGGCAGAAAAACTAGGAGTTAATTCAAAAGAACTAATTTATTCTCCAGCTAAAACTGTTAATGACATGGTAGATGTTGCAACAAAGCTTATGGAGGCAGGAGTTGATTTAATAGTAGTTGATTCTATTTCAGCATTGCTACCAGCAATCTACTTTGAAAAAGATGGAAATGAAATGAAAGATTTGCAAGACACTAAGCAAATCGGCGCAGAAGCAAAGGATATGACTCACGCAGTCAAGATGTTAAATTATGCAAACAAAAACACACTACTTGTTCTCATCTCGCAACAGCGAAATCAATTTGGATCTATGCATGCTAGTCACATCCCAACAGGTGGCATGGCAGTCAAGTTCTTTTCTTCCACGGTCATCAAGCTATGGTCTTCAGAAGCTGAGGCTAATGCTATTAAAGCTGGTATTAAAGTTGGCGACAAAATTATTGAACAAAGAGTTGGGCGACCAGTTAATTGGATTGTTGATTACAACAAAGTTGGCCCCCCAAATTTATCAGGACAGTATGACTTTTACTACCAAGGGCAAGCTCTTGGTATAGATTATGTTGGAGAGACATTAGATGTTGCAGAAATGTGTGGCATTATTGAAAAGGGTGGCGCATGGTATACAGTAAATGGAGAACGTTTTCAAGGACGTGCAAAGGCTGTAGCGTATTTAAAGGAAAATCCAGATGTTGTAGACAGCTTAATAGGAGAAATAAATGCCAAGCATTAATGAGTTTTTTGGTTCAAAGACTGAAGAGCCTGTAGATAGCAGAGTTGAAAAGATAGAGCAACAAAGACCATGCAGTAAATGTGAATTGTATGCTCCATATTATAACTTTAACCAGGCTACTTTAGAGATGTACTGGAAATGCCCATCTGGTCATGAGACAAAGCACAAGCTTAACTGATGTCAGAAAGAGCAGAAGTAAAAAGAGATGGCGCCAAGGCACAAAAGAATAGTGGCCGTGGAGAATATCAAAAAGGTGATGCTAAGTGGAAAAATTTTGTAGTAGACTACAAAGAATCCAAAGCTTCATTTAATTTAAATAAAGATGTATGGGCTAAAATCTGTACGGATACTTTTAAGGTTAGCAGGGACATGCATCCAGCCCTTAAAATTATTATTGGTGGGGATTCCAAGGTCCGTCTTGGAATCATAGAGTGGTCAGTACTAGAAGAGCTGATCACATTTTGGGAGGAAAATAAAAATGGCTAATCCGATTATTACAATCGTTGGACGAGTTGGTAGTGAACCAGAGTCTGTTGGGTCAAATGGCCTTAGATTCAGAGTTGCAACCAATGATCGTGTCAAGAATGATTCTACTGGTGAATGGGAAGACAAGAATACTTCATGGTGGACAGTCAAGGCTTGGCGCACACTTGCAGATCAATCAAAGTCTGTGATTAAAAAGGGCATGGAAGTTATTATCGTTGGAAAGATTTATGAAGAAAACTGGACAGATAAGGATGGCGTTAAGAGAAGCTCATATGAAATTAACGCAGACTCAATCTCAGTAACAGCATACACGTTGTCTAAGGACAAGTCTCCAAGTAATAACGACTTTCCTTCATATAAGACATATGCTGAGGTTCCATTCTAATGCTATACTTTGTTTATGGAACCCTGTTTGGCTTTGTTGTTGGATATGGAGTCGGTCTATTAATGGATAAGTGGGATAAAAAGATTAAAAATGACAGAGGATAAGAATACATTAGAGTTAATTAATTCTATAACAGAGTTCAATGATCTACATGAGTATATGAACGATGCTCAATTAGACAGAGCACTAGCTGTTATAGTAAAGCTTTTATTAAATCCAGATGTACCTGCTGCAAAAGCTCCTCAACTTATTATTGAGCTTCAAGCTATGTCAACTAAGTTTGCTATGATGGCATCTTACTATTCAACAATAGCAAAAGATAAAGCGGGAACAATGAACAATAATAAGAAAAATATATATTATTCAGCAAAGGAGTCCATAGACAAACTTGTAGATGCACTTAAGTATGTCGTTAGGTATAATTTGTAATGGGTAGAAACATAGTTAAAAATTTAAAGTTTAAAAAGCATACTGGTAAGTTCTTTGATCCAGAGCTTTTTGCATCAATGCTTGATGAGTCATATAAGAATACTAAAAGGGAAGATGGAGAAATGACTAAGAAGTCTTTTAGTCCAAGCTCTTTGGGTTATGGTCATGGAACATGCCCAAGGTATTGGTATATGGCTTTTTCTGGCGCAGTCTTTATTGACAATAATGATGCTGTTGCAGTCGCTAACATGGCTCAGGGTACCCAGGCCCACGAGAGACTTCAGAACTTAATTAAAACTATGCCTCAATGGGTTGCAGAAGAAGAAGAGATTATAAATGAGTATCCACCAATTCGCGGCTTTATTGACCTTATTATGGAATATGATAATGAAACCGTAATTGGAGAAATTAAAACTGCAAAGCAAGAGGTCTGGGATACAAGGCAAGCAGAGATGAGCCCATCACCAAACCATTTGCTTCAGCTTTTAACATACATGAAACTTAAGGATGCCAAAGAAGGATTCTTTCTTTATGAGAATAAGAATACTCAAGAGATCCTAATTATTCCAGTGTCAATGAACGACAGGAATAAAAAGATTATCGAAGATACATTCTTGTGGATGAGGGAAGTCTGGGATAACTTTAAAGAAGGTGACCTACCAATGAAGCCAGAGGGCGCAACAAAAACAAAGATGCCTTGCACGTATTGCCCAATTAAAAAAGAGTGTTATTCAAAAGACACACCAGTTGGAACGGTACAGATAGAAAGATTTAAGGTGCCTTCGTAATGATATGCGCTAATTCAGATTGCACAAATGAAAAAGAGTTTACCCCAAAAACACATAATCAAAAATATTGTTCAGATGATTGCTGCAGAATAGCAACAAATAAAAAGATTATGGAGAAATACTATGAGAAAAAAGCAATTAGATCTGGGCAAAAAAGACTATGCAAGTCATGCAGCTCAAGATTGAGTAGGTATAACAGCTTAGACATATGCTCTAGATGTGAAAAAAATAACTCTGAGTCTGATAGGAGTAAAATATTAAGGATGATACGTGACTCTGGCGAAATTATCTAGGACAAAAGCAAGCAGAGTCCTTGGAATAGATGCATCAACATCATCTGTTGCCTTTTGTTTAATCGAAGGTAGCACACCAATTAAATGGGGTAAGATTAATTTAGTTGGAAATGATATATACGAAAAGATTTATAATGCTAAAAGTAGAGTTGCTATGATGCTAGATGAGCTAAAAAGCGATTACATTGCAGTAGAAGGAGCTATACTTGTCAGATCACCAGATGCTGTGATAAAATTATCATATGTTTATGGTGTTGTCATTGCTGAGCTTATGTCTACGGGTGCTTCAGTTATTACTATATCTCCTAGCTCTTGGCAATCGTATATTGGGAACAAGAACCCTACTAAAGAAGAGAAGGCGGCAATACGTTTAGCCAATCCAGGTTACGCAGACTCGTGGTACAAAAACCAGTTACGAAATATGCGTAAGCAAAGAACGGCAGATTACTTTAATAAAAAGCATGGTTTATCGATAGAAGATTTTGATGTAGCTGATGCATTCGGCATCGCTTATTATGCTAGAGAGGTTCTCACAAATAAATGACACAAGTATGGAACGATAGAAGTGCACAGGAAGAGTTTGTTTTAGAGCTTCTAGATAATAAAAAAGAAGGATACTATGTTGAGCTAGGAGCATTTCATTCAAAAAATGGAAGCAATACCAATAGGCTAGAAAATGAGTTTGATTGGAAGGGTGTGTCTTTTGAAATTAAAGAAGAACTAAGAGCAGAGTTTAATGAGAACAGATCTAACCCATGTATGGGAGATGCTCTAGATTTCAACTATATATCCTACTTTGAAGAAAACTCATTTCCTAAACAAATAGATTATCTTCAGGTAGACATTGATGCTGGTTACAATCTAAACGGAAGGCCAGATGGAAATGCCTACACAAGTTTGCATGGACTAATAGCAGTACCATTAAATTCATACAGGTTTACTGTTATTACATTTGAGCATGATGCAAACATGTACTGGCGTAATGTTGCTATGAGAGATGTTCAGAGAGAGATACTAGACTCACTTGGGTATTCAATTGTTGCTAGAACTGAATCAGAAGACTGGTGGGTTGATCCAACTGTCATTGATTTAGAATCTTACAGAAAACATTTTAGATGGGATCATCTGTGAAAATGTATAAAAATAAAGATTGGCTACATAGGAGATACGTTGTTCAAAGGAAAAGTATGGAAGAAATTGCACAGGAATGTGGCGTAACAGTTATGACCATATATAGAGCATTAAAAGAAAAGGGTTTAATTAAATGACACCTTCACCAGTTTTTGAGGATTCAAAAGTATTTAAATACGATGACCTTTATTTGCTTACAGTAGGGACAGAAGCTGGTAAAGAAATTCTATCAACATGCCTTGATATTGCTCATATGCTTATAAAGAAAAATATTTCATATGGAAATTCAGCCCTAGATCCAGTTCGTATATTTTCCAAGGCAGGTCCAAGAGAGCAGCTATACGTCAGAATTGATGATAAATTAAATAGATTAATTAAGGGAGAAGAATATCCAGGGGATAATGATATTGATGACCTTATTGGATATTTAATATTACTCAAAGTTGCTAAGGAATTTGCTATTTCAGTCGACTAGAAGTATAATGTATTTATATGGAAATTGAACTAGCTGATCATTTTGATCGTATGAATAAAGTAGTTGAAGAACTACTTAGGGGCAACAGCCCTACACAGATTGCTACCCTTACTGGTCTTAAGAGGGCAGAAGTCATTGAGCTAATAGATGAGTGGAAGAGTGTTGTCCACAACGATACATCAGCCCGTGAACGTGCTAAGGAGGCTATCTCTGGAGCTGACCAACACTATGCAATGCTGATAAAAGAAGCATGGAAAACAGTTGAAGACGCTGATCAAGCAGGTCAGCTTAGTGTTAAATCTGGTGCACTTAAGCTAATCGCTGACATTGAGGGCAAAAGAATTGGAATGTTACAAGAAGTCGGTTTGCTTGACAACGCAGAGATGGCAGGACAGATAGCTGAGGCGGAAAGAAAACAAGAAGTTCTAGTTAAGATTCTAAAAGAAGTTACTGCAACATGTCCTAAGTGTAAGATGGAAGTGGCTAAACGTTTATCACAAATTACTGGAATTGTTGAGCCGATAGAGATTATTGAGGAAGTCAGTGGAATTTAATTTTGATGACCTCATTGATATACTTGATGGAGAAGAGTTTGAAGAAAGACCTGTCGATCTAAGAACATTTGTAACAGACAAAAATTATTTAGGTCTTCCTGAGTTGTCAGAAAATCAGTATACTTTAATTGAAAAATCTTCTCAGATTTATAAAGAGTCAACTCTAATTAAACTTTTTGGTGAAAAGGAAGGTTCTTTAAGATATAAACAGACATGCAATGAAGTTGTAGCTCAATTAGGTAAGGGTAGTGGAAAAGATTATTGCTCTACCATATCTGTTGCTTATATTGTTTATCTTCTACTATGCCTTAAAGATCCAGCATCCTATTATGGTAAGCCACCAGGTGATTCAATTGATATTATCAATATTGCTATAAATGCCCAGCAAGCAAACAATGTATTCTTTAAAGGATTCAAGAATAGGGTAACACACTCACCCTGGTTTGTAGGTAAGTATTTTGAAAAAGCTTCAGAGATAAAGTTTGATAAGAATGTTACAGTTTACTCTGGACACTCAGAAAGAGAAGCTTTTGAAGGCTATAACGTTCTTGTCGCAGTGCTTGATGAAATTTCTGGTTTTGCTTTAGACAGTACAAGCGGACATGATCAGGCAAAAACAGCAAGTGGCATCTATGATATGTATAGGGCATCTGTAGATTCTCGTTTCCCAGATTACGGCAAAGTAATTCTTCTTTCATTTCCACGTTTTAAGAATGACTATATTCAGCAAAGATATGACGAAATTATTTCAGAAAAAGAAGTTATATCAAGATCACATAGATTTAAACTAGATCCAGACCTTCCAGAAAATACAGTAGGTAATGAGTTTGATATATTTTGGGATGAAGATCAAATTATTTCTTACAAGTATCCAAGAGTCTACGCAATACGTAGGCCCACCTGGGAAGTTAATCCAACAAGAAGTATAGAAGATTTTAAAATTGCATTCTACAGAGACGTAACAGATGCTCTGGGAAGATTTGCATGTATGCCACCAGAAGCAATTGATGCTTTCTTTAAATCTCGTGAGAAGATTGAGATGGCATTTAAAGATCTATCTATAGCAGTTGATGGCTTTGGAAGATTTGAAGATTGGTTCTTGCCAGAAGAAGATAAAGATTACTACATACACGTTGACTTAGCTCAAAAACATGACCATTGTGCTGTATCTATGGCCCACATTGAAAAGTTTGTTAGTGTAAAAGTTACTGATACTTACTCTCAGCCAGCACCAATTGTTAAGGTGGATGCTGTTATGTACTGGACACCTACTTCAGACAAGTCAGTGGATTTTGCTGAAGTAAGAGATTATATTCTGTCTCTTAGATCCAGGGGATTTAATATTAAGATATGCACATTTGATAGATGGAACTCTCACGACATGATGCAGCAGCTCAAGCAGTATGGAATAAATACTCAAACTTTATCTGTTGCAAAAAAACATTACGATGACATGGCTATGGTAGTTTTAGAAGAAAGATTAAATGGACCTCATATACCATTGCTTGTAGATGAATTATTAGAGTTAAGAATTATGCGTGATAAAGTTGACCACCCAAGAAAAGGCTCTAAAGACTTAGCCGATGCTGTTTGTGGTTCAATATATAATGCGATTAGTTTAACAAGAGAAGCTTTTGGAGACATTGAGGTTCATGACTATGCTTCTGTAAAAAAACAATATAGAGAAAGTTTAACACAAGAAAGCCCGAATTTAATTAAGGCACCTTCAGCAATGCCTAGGGATCTTTCTGATGCATTAAGTGGAATGGAAATACTATGAGTATATATCAAGAAAAAGCTAAAGAGTGCAAGTGCTGCAGCAAGCATGTTCCTTTGCCAACAAGACTAAAGGATTATGATGGCATACTTGTATGCCCAACAACATTTGACAACATTCATGAATATAAAAGAGTGTGGTCTGATATTGGCAAGAGACCGCCTGGCAGCATAAGAAAACATTTTTCAGAGTATGTTCAACAAATAGTAGAGCAGTCTATTGACAAAATCGGTAACTAAATAATATAATTAGGCTAAGCAACAATAGCTTAGTTGGTTAAAGCCCCGAACTCATAATTCGGTAATCGTAGGTTCAAGTCCTACTTGTTGCACAGAAAGGTAGCAATGTCAAAACCATTTGATGAAGAAGATGAAGAAGATCTAATGATTAAGATTCAGCATTATCTAGATATTGGTGCAATTAAAATTGTTGGATTCTCAAAAGACGGAGAAGCAATTTTTGAGTTAAATGAAAATGTAACTCCATTACTTGCACCAGATTTGTGGGAAGCTCATGAGCATTATGTAGAATCCGAACTAATAGATCTATTAAATAGTGATTTAATGCAGGTTGAGTATGATGAAAATCTTCGGGTAACATATAACTTTACAGAAGAAGGATATAATATAGCAAAGCAAAAGGGAATAATTCCATTAGAGGCTATTGAAGATTTTGATTTTTAATAGTATAATTTAATTATACCTCTGTAGCTCAGAGGAAGAGCAACAGACTTCTAATCTGTTGGTCGCTGGTTCGATTCCAGCCAGGGGTACCACAACAAGTATCGCTTATAAATAAGGAGAAAAAATGAAAACAGTAGGAGATAGATTAGGTAACTTTGCGGTTACTGGAGTTAAGCCAGGGGCTTTGTCGTATGATGAATCTTCTTTTGAGATAGTTAATCAAGATTCTTTCCCAGGAAAATGGAAGATTATTGTATTCTATCCAAAAGATTTCACATTTGTATGCCCAACAGAAATTGTTGCGTATGACGCTTTAGTTAATGACTTTAACGATAGAGATGCAGTTTTAATGACTGGTTCAGTTGACAATGAGTTCTGCAAGATTGCATGGAGAAATGCTCATGACGACCTAAAGAAAACAAACTCTTGGTCATTTGCAGATACTGCACACCAACTAGCAACCGACCTTGGTGTTCACCACTCTTCTGGAGTAACTTATCGTGCCACCTTTATTGTTGATCCAGACAATATTATTCAGCATGCAACAGTAAACAATTTGGATGTTGGAAGAAACCCAGACGAGACATTGCGTATTCTAGATGCACTTCAAACAGGAGAGCTATGCGCTTGCAATAGATCTTTGGGCGGGGAAACGCTGTAATGAATTGGGTGGATCAGCTTAAAGATTCTCTTCCAGAATATGCTAAAGATATAAAGCTAAATCTAGATGCAGTAATTAATAGGTCAACAATTGAACCAGAGCATGCCACGTATTTATCAATTGCTGCAGCCTTTGCAACTGGAAATTCTAAGTTGCTTGCATTTATTACTGCAAGCGCTACTGATGAAGTTGAAAAAAATGCAGCCTTAACGGCTGGTGCTATTATGGCTCAAAACAATGTATGGTATCCATTTATTGAAATGGCAGATGATCAAAACCTTAAGGGGTTGCCAGCCCAGCTAAGAATGAATGCAATCACCTCTCACGGTGGAACAACAAAGGGTAGGTTTGAAGCTTATTCTTTAGCATCATCAATTATTGGCAAATGTCATTTTTGTGTTAAAGCACACTATGAAACATTGAAAGAGGAAGGCTATACGGTTGAGCAGTTGCGTGATATCGGAAGAATTGCAGCAACAATTAATGCATTAGCAAAAATTCTTTCTGCTTAATGCCAATGTAAGGTTATGGATATATTATGAAGAAAGCAATTGTTACTGGAGTTGGTGGAGGAGTAGGTAACCTATTGGCAGAGCGCTTGTCTGATAGCGGTTACTTTGTTATTGGAACATCAAGAAATCCAGAGGGAGTAAAGAATTTAAATTTTGATAATATAAAAATTGAACACTTAGATTTGTCAGATGAGACAAGTATTGGTAATTTTTATAAAAAATATCAAGATGAAACAATAGATCTAATTGTAAATAATGCTTCATGCGCTGGGATTGATGGGGCTAAACAGTTATCTTCAGAAACCCCTAAAAACTTTTTGCATTCATATATGGTTAATGTTGCTGGCCCAATGTATTTGTCAAAACTTTTTATACCAAACCTTAAAAAATCTGACAATGCCACCATTATTTTTATATCTTCATTTGCAAAAAAACATTTCTATGCTGGCGGAGGAAACTATGCTACCTCAAAGCTATCAATATCTGGACTTGCAAAATTATTTAGGCTAGAGCTATCTCATTTTAAGGTAAAGGTTACAGAGGTATGTCCAGCAGCAATTAATACCCACCAGCATAATGATGGGGCATTGGAAGCAGAAGATATAGCAAATGCTATATTGTGGGTAGGTAAATTGCCTCAGAGATGTAATATTGATCTTATTGAGATATCCCCTTCTACTGGAGCACAGGCATGAATAAAAATATAGTTGTTGTTGGTGGAGGTAGTGCTGGATGGCTTACTGCTTTAACAGCAAAGAAGAATTATCCAAAACTAAATGTTACTGTAATAGAATCAAAAGATATTGGAATACTTGGTGCAGGAGAAGGATCTACTCCGTATCTTCCTGCATTCTTAAAAACATTGGATATAGGGGTAGAGGATTTAGTAAAAAATTGTGATTTAACTATAAAAAATGGAATTAAGTTTACTAGATGGAACAACCAAGATGATTTTTACTACCACGGATTTGACTTTACAGACCCAACTGTTGGAACAGAAGGACTTTCTTCTATGTTTTTGTCTTCAAGCCCCATCCTCGTTTCAAGTATTGCACTAAACAATAGCTTAAAAAATGTAGACTTTACAGAAACAGTTTCAGAAAATAACAAAGTTCCCTTCATTATTGAAAAAAATAAAGATGGAAAATCTATATCAGACTATAAACAGATAGGTCTTGTTTCTTTTCATTTTAATGCTACAAAACTTGCAGCAAGGCTTAAAGAGATAGGAATAGAAAGAGGAATTAAAGTTTTTGAAGATACAATAATCAAAGTGTCTTTAGATGAGTCAAGCAATGTAACAAGCTTGGATCTTGATAACGGAAATAGCATTCCTTCCGATTTTGTTTTTGATTGCAGTGGATTTCATAGGCTTATTATTGGAAAAACATTTAACTCAAAATGGAAAAGCTATAAGGAATTTTTACCAACAAATTCTGCCGTCCCATTTTTTATTGAAATGACAGATGCGATTCCTCCATACACAGAAGCAATTGCAATGAAATATGGTTGGATGTGGAAAATCCCATTACAATCAAGATTTGGCTGTGGCTATGTGTATGATTCTTCTTTAATATCAGAGCAATCTGCCATTGAAGAGATAGAAGAATTACTAGGATTTGTTCCAACATATCCAAGAAAAGATAAAGGCGGATTTAGTTTTAGTCCAGGGTCATTCGAAGAGCCTTGGCAAAACAACTGTGTTGCAGTTGGGCTTGCAGCAAACTTTGTAGAGCCCCTAGAGGCAACTTCTCTTTGGGTCAGCATGGTTCAGCTGACAGAAATATTTGGCGCACCAAGCCTATTTGTTAGCAACACTCAGCAAATAAGAGATGAGTTTAATAAAAAGATTGTAAGAATGAATGACGATATACTTAACTTTATATACTTTCACTACATGTCTTTAAGGAAAGACACACCATTTTGGGAAAAATTTTCTTATGAAAACGCCCCAGAAGAACTAAGGAATAAGATAAAAATTTGGGAAAGCAGAATGCCAGGGAAACTAGACAATGGAGAGTATTGGAAGTCCAAGAGCTGGTTTGTGGTAGGATCTGCTATAGACAAAATAAATAAAGAACTTGCCAAAGAATACGTAGAAATTTATAATGAGTACAAAAAAGCTATTGATCTGTATGACTACTATAGTACATATCGTAATCACAAGGTGTCAGAATGTGTAGATCACAGGAAATTTTTGGAGGGATTAAAATGAAATTTAGAACAGAGTGGATTAATGCTCTAAAGACAATGAGGCATAAGTCTTATTGGGACCTACCAAATACCGTAGAGTTCTTTGCCTTTATGACCAAGGCAGCAATTATTATTCCAGGTCTTATTTTTGGTGTACAGTTTTGGTGGCTATACATCTTTGCACTAATAACTAGTTTATCTTTAATTTGGTCATCAACAGTTAAAACATTACCAACAATTATTTGGTTTAATATAATATGGTCTTTGCTCGCCACAACTGCTATAATTAAGTATTGGGTCTAAGGAGGACTATATGTTTGAATATTATGTAAAGAAAGTAAGCAAGGTTGTAGATGGGGATACTATTGATGTAGATATCGATCTTGGATTTGATATATCATTTACTTCAAGGGTAAGACTGGCTGGTATAGACACCCCAGAAAGCCGTACAACAGACAAGATGGAAAAGGCACTGGGTCTTGAAGCCAAGGCTTATCTTAAGAATGCAATCGACTCAGCTAAAACTGTCGTTATTAAAACAGAAAAGATGAACTCATCTGAAAAGTTTGGTCGCATTTTAGGTTGGGTTTTCTTGGACGGATCAGATAAATCTATTAATCAAAAGATGATTGAAGATGGTCATGCTTGGGGTTATATGGGAGAAACAAAAATTAAAGACTTTGATGCACTAGCAAAAGCTAGGGCTAAATCAAAAAAATAGTTGCAATTTTATTTGCTTAAATGATATAATATATTAGTGCCTGCCAAATGGGGGTACTAATTTAACTCGCTTAAAAGGAGCAAAAATGGTAACAAATTTCGCCATGGATCTTTTCAAGGATCCATTTTTTATTGGTTTCAACCGAGAGTTGGAACGTTTTAACAGTCTAAGTAAAGTAAATAATACAGCTTTCCCGCCGTATGATTTGTTAAAGCTAGACGAAGATAACTATCAGCTTTCGCTGGCAGTGGCTGGATTCACAAGAGATAATCTAACTGTATCTATTGAAGACGGAAGTCTATGGATTACAGGTGAAATCAAAGAGGTAATAGACGCAGAAGTTGTTCATAAAGGAATAGCTGCACGTAAGTTTACAAGAATCTTTGAGCTTAGTGAATACATGGAAGTATCCAATGTCGAGCTGAAGGATGGAATGCTACACATTAATGTAGTAAGAAACATCCCAAAGGAAAAGCAACCAAAAATTTTAAAGATCAAATAATATTGCGACCTGGGTAAGTCCAAAAACTGCCTACTAATATTAAGGAATAGGTATGCCAGTATACGAATACAAATGTTCATATGATGAAGCACATGCATTGATGTCAGTAAATAGATCAATTACAGATAGTGATCCAGGTTATACATGTGTTGAATGTGATTCAAGTATGATAAGACATTTCACCCCATTTGGTATACAATTTAAAGGTAATGGCTTTTATAAAACAGATAATCCTAAATAGTTAAAGTGGTATAATTACTAGGTAGACATATTGTTTACTTAGGGGCCCTACTTGACAAGGAATAAATTATTTAGAATAACAGCAGCCACAATGCTTGCATTTGGTTGGCTCTTTATGTCACCCGCTTATTCTGATGATCCACTAAGCTTAGCAGCTCAAGAAATTGAAGACCTAAACAATAGCGTTGACGACCTTGGTTACAAGGATAAATTTATATCCTTAATCCAAGAAGCAGAAGACAAATATGATCTTGCCGTATCTGCAGAAGAAGCCAAGACACAAACCTCTGTCCTATATGATGACTCCCTTGACGCAGAAACCACGGCACTTGAAGAAAAAGATTTAGCCCAATCAGCAGTAGATGGACAAACAGCCACAGTAGCCACTGCCCTAACTAATAAGAATAATGCACTAGATGCACTTGAAGTAGCCAACATTAATCTACAAACAGCACAATCTAACATGCAGTCTGCTGGAGGAACAGGTTTGGCATACACTGTTTATACTCTTGTTAGACAGGGTAATGTTGCTACCCCAGGATCTGTTCTTTGTTCTGGTACTTGGAACTCAAGCCACATGCAACTACCAGTTTGTGGTAACAGATACGAAAACTTTATAGTTAAGTTCACTGGTCAAATAACAGTACCGTCTTGGTTCACATCAACCTACTTTGCAGGATATACAGATGATGGGTTTAGAATGTATGTTGATGGGCAACTTGCCGTTGATAACTGGGTAGAGCAAGGTGCTACATGGAGCGACTATTCTCCAGCATATGATGTTAGTGAAGACAAGACTTTAGATGTAGAAATATGGTGGTATAACGGCGGAGGCCCAGGTTCATATCATCTTGGATGGGCAATTCCTGGAGGATGGACTGGAGCAGGATGTGACTATGCTGGAAATCCAAGAGTCTGGGGACAAAATTTTAGCTGTAACCTTAATACATTTTCTTCTGGACCAGGTGCAACACAGGAGCAGATAGATGATTATAACCAAGCACTTGCCACAAAGAACTTAGCACAAGATGTATATAATGACAAACTAAATATTTATAATCAAGCAGTTTCAACATTAAATAATTATAATCAAACATTAATTAATAAAACAAACGAATATAACAACGCAGTTTTAAATGTTGCCACTGCATTGCAAAATAAAAATAATGCTGAAGATGCATACGAGCAGTCAATAAATAATCTTAATAGTGCGATTGATAACGCATGGCGTTACTATGAAGAACAATTACAAAGAGAAATTCAGTCTGCTATTGCTCAGGCAGCAGCTAACGCTGCAGCCAATCAGCCTACTCCAGAACCAACTCCAGAAACAACTCCAGAACCTACCCCAGAACCAAGTACTGAACCTACAGATGAACCTACAGATGATCCATCTCCAAAGCCTACAGAGGAACCTACAGGTGAGCCAACAGAGGAGCCAAGTCCTGAGCCTACAGAAGAGCCTACTGAGGAACCAAAGCCCACTCCTACGCCAAAGCCCACTCCTACGCCAAAGCCATCTACTGAGCCTACAGCAGAGCCTACAGAGGAACCAACTCCTGAACCTACAGTAGAACCTACACCAGACCCAGAACCAACTACAGAACCAACTACAGAGCCTACTGAGGAACCCACAGAAGAGCCTACGCCTGAACCCTCGCCAGAACCAGGACCAGATCCTGAGCCTGAAGAAAACCCATGGACTGAGCCAGATGTAGAAGTTAAAGATGAGGTTTTAGCAGAACTTATTCCTGAAAAGGGTACAGGAACAGCAGAAGACTTATCTGGAGTTATTGCTAACCTTACAAGCAAGGATAATAAGTTAGTTACTCTTTCCCCTGAACAAGTAACAGCAGTTAGCCAAACACTTAGAGCCTTGACGCAAGAAGCAAAGGCTGAGGTTGCAGAAGACCTTGGGATTAAGCCTTCAGAGGTTGCACAAATTGCTGAGCAGATGAAGTCTAACCCAGCACTGGCAGAAGCATTCGTTGAGTTTACAGATAGAGAGGCGGAGGCAGGAGAAACTCCAATGCCATTTACATTAGCAGATGCAGTAACAGAAGTACAAACAGAAGAATTCTTAGCAGACCCACTTGGAGCGGTATTTGCGGTGGACCCAGTAGAACTACTATCTAATTTCTCTGAATTAGGTATGGACATGACAGATGATCAGAGAGAAAAAGCACAGGAAGTAATTGTCCCAGTGGTCATTGTATCACAAATTGCAGGGGCAATGATAAGGAGGAATAAATGAAAATAATGAAAAAGGCATTTAATCTTATAGGCAAGGCTATTAAGGGCTTGGCTAAGTGGTTTAAAGATGCAGGAATGGAGCTAATTGCCCAGGCATTCACCCTCCTTGGATTCTTTATCGCATGGTTAACTTTGACTGGCTCAGCTAGAGATATTGTTGGAATTGCAGTATTAATAACTACTGTAATTTGGCTAATAACTATACCACTTAGAAAAGACGATAAATAGTGTATAATTGTACTATGAGAAAAATATTTTCTATTGCTTTAGCAGGCTTACTAATGATATCATTAAGTGCATGTTCACCAGAATCTTTAAATAGATACCGATATCCATGCCAAGATCCTAAAAATTGGGAAATTGCAGAATGTAATCCTCCAGAATGCGAAGCTACGCAGACTTGCACAAAAGATGTAATAAAAATTACACCTAACACACCAGAACAGGAAATAACAAATGGCTAAACAAAAACTAACGCCCGCAGATTTAGATGCTCGATTAAAGTTTATTCTAGGAATAACTCTTGGAAGTATTCTTTTTATGACAGCTCTTGGAATTATCTATGGGCTGTTGTTTGTAACACAACCTATTGGAGCTCAGTCAGAAAATGACAAAATGTTCTTCAATGTTCTAGGTAGCATTGCAACATTTATTACAGGAACACTTGCAGGAATTCTAATTGGTAACTCAGGCGCTAAAGATATTATGGCGGCACAGATACAAAATAAAGAAGTAGATGCAAAAAATACACAGGCAGATAAAAAATTAGAAGCAGAAATTGATGCAACTGCAGCTCGTTTGGCAGCAAAGCCAGATGGAGCAATGCCAGAAGAGCAACCAGTTGATCTAGATTGGGATAAAGACTAATGTCAGAACAAGGTACAGCAGCTCGTCTAATAGAAGTTGCTACAGCAGAGCTAGGAACTATTGAAGGTCCTAAAGACAACGAAACTAAATACGGTGCTTTTATGAAAGCAAACTTCCAACCATGGTGCGGAAGTTTCGTAAACTGGTGCGGGTCAGAATCTGGCGTAAAGATTCCTAATACTGTTTACACACCAGGAGGTGCAGCAGCATTTAAAAAAGCTGGTGCTTGGATTGATGTAGATGTTGCAGATCCAGAGCCAGGAGATATAGCGTATTTTGATTTCCCTTCAGATGGCGTCGATAGAATTTCTCACGTAGGTATTGTTGTTAAAGACAATGAGGATGGAACTGTTTGGTGTATAGAAGGAAACACATCTTCAAAAAAGTCTGGAAGCCAAAGAAATGGCGGAGAAGTTTGCAAACAACTTCGTGCTTACAAGAAAAATAAAGCTGGTGTTCTTATTTCAATCGTAGGATTTGGAAGACCAAAGTTTGGTGCTTCAGCAACTACAGCAAAAAAGGCGGCGGCAACAAAAGATACTGCACAAAAGATACCAGCAAAAGTGGATCCTAAAGTAAAAGCAGCAATTGATTTATTAACTAAAAACGGATATACTGTATCAAAGTAAATGAATAAATATTTGATTAAGCTAGAAATTTCAGCAGAGGTAGAAGCTTTTGATGAAAATGATGCAAAGGAATACATTTCGGATGTATTTGGCACAGACGATGAAGTAAAGTCTGTAAAAATTGCATCAATAAAAATAAAAGGGGACAAAAAATGAAATCACTATATGACCTAGAACTAAATGCAGCAGACGGCACACCAGACTTTTTGAAAAAGTATAAGGGTAAGGTTACAATGTTTGTAAACACTACAGTAGGTTGTGGAAATGCAAACCAAATGGAGGTCTTAGAGTGGCTTCAGCAGAAATACAAGGACAGAGGCTTTGAGATTGTAGCTCTTCCAACAAATGATTACTGCGGTCCAGGAGTTACAAAGGGAGCATGGTCACAAGGATTAGTTGAAGGAATGGATTCACAAAACTATGGTTGCGATGTATACGGGACTACATTTGGATTCTCTGAAAAAGTAAACTCAATTCCAAACAGAGAGATAGTCGGAGATCTAAATGGAATAGACCAGCCATTTGGAGAGCCAAGCGAAGTTTTTAATGTAATTTCAGATCACGCAAATAATTTATGGGGTAAGGCCCTAGAGCTAGGAATACAATTCCCATTCGACCAGTATTACTCATGGTGGCTATGCCAAGGCTTTTATGCTGGAGCAATCCAGGCCGCAAATTTTGAAAAGTACTTAGTAGACAAAGATGGCTTTGTAGTTAAGCACTATTCACCTTCAGTTCTCAACCTTGATGTTGAAAAAACATTAAAGGAGAACCTAATAAAAGATTTAGGTCTAGACTACGGAGATTTTGGATCAGAGCTATCTAGAATAAATCACGAACCTAATCTTTCTATAGGGGAAGGTGGCAGAGTAGAGCTTGCTGCCGACCATATATTAATGGTCTCTCATAGACAACAAATTGCACCAGGACCAGGGCACGGAAGATCTTACAAGCTATTTGAAGAAGAGTGGGATGTTGTATGCTCACACATTGAAGAATTGCTAAATGGTGAAGTTTCAATGATTAACCCAAATAAATAACAAAAACAGTTGACAACTACTGTTTTGCTCCTGTATAATAATATATAGGTATAAATAAGACAAATTGGACAAATGCTACACTTATATGAAAACGGAGTAGAAATTCTAAGGAATAGAATTCCTAGTAATAAGTTTGATTTATACTGGAACAATTATAACTTAATTGTTTGGGAGAAAAATAATAGCGGATATTTTGACACCAAAGGTATTTATAAAAACAATTCCTGGGGAATCGCAAATGAATTTCCAGTTAATTCAAAAGGGGCATGGACTCTTCCGCTAAAGTATGTCAAATATTTTAAATGAATTAGATTCAGATGAACAGTCAGTAAGATGGTGGCATTTAGCTGCATGCAGTGGAATGGATACTAATCTATTCTTTGATCAATACGAGTCAGATGTTAATATGGCTAAAGCTATAGATCAGTGTTGTTTATCCTGCCCAGTCAGATCCATTTGCTATGAGTCTGGAGTAAAAAACAGCGAGTATGGTGTTTGGGGTGGAGTTTTTCTTTCATCTGGTTTGGTTGATAAAATGAAAAATGCTCACAAAACAAAAGAAGTTTGGAAGCATCTAAAGGCTAATAAAAATGTCTAATGTGTATGACAACCATCATTTTAAATATGGAATGAATCAGTGGACTGGTGAACCAAACAAGCCAGTTTTTTATAATGAAGATATGAAGAAAAAGCTAAGAGAATTAAATAAACCAATGTTTTTGTTAATGGATGTTGTTCAGTATCCAGAGTTTCTTGCTTTAAGGTTATATGAGGATAATTTTATACAGTTTGATGGAATTGAAAAAGAAAAGGTTATAGATTATGTGTCTAAAGCTAAAAAACTACTTGAGTCGTATGGTGTTCGAGTAGAACTAGAAGGAAGGCCAATGGCATGAGTGAATTAAAATCAGAACATATTTCCGTAGTTGATAATTTTCTTAAAGAAAACTTAAACGGCAGCACCCACTATATGTTAACTATTGCAAGAGATGGAGAAAGTCCCGCTAGATCTATCTACCACTACAACAGCCCAATAGATGTCACTGATGCATACAATAAGTATACTGACTGGGGATTTGCAAAAGATTACCTAACAGTAACAATGTACGGACCAGGTGGACAACTAGCCCAAAAAGTTAATCGCAGATCGTCGGGCGGAACCCAGGGAGACTGCACTTTTGTCAGAGAAGATTACATAAAAGCAGAAAAAATAATTCTAAGCTATAAAAATGATATGACAAAAGATGTATACACAAGCCTAGTAAAAGATTTTGCTGGGCTTTTTTCAAGAGACAACATTAGATTTAATGTTAGTCGTTTTTTTAAAGAAACAGAATGCGAAGAGGTTTTTGAATGAGTGAAAAGATATTTTGTTATTCATGTAACAAAACAAAGAATAAGCTAAACTTAAAGAAGTCATCATTGCTTACAATAAACTTATTTCTTTGCCAAACATGCATAGACAATAAGTTTGAGCCAAGGTGGGTAATCCTTATTGCTGGAAGACAAAATGGGCACGAATTAGTTAAAGATTTTATACAAAAAAAGAGATATATTGGCGCGGATATTACAGCATCTGAGTTATTAATTTAGACTAATTATAAGGTATAATTACCTTATAATGGAAACAATTTATATAACGGTTGTAGCATCAATATTAGCTGCAACGCTTAGCGGATTTGCTACTGCGTTGGTTAATGGATTTAGAGACTCTAAAAAGGAAAAAATCAGGCGGGAAGAGCGTGAAAAAGACCACCTTAAATTAGATATAAAAGATCTAAAGATAGAGTTATACCAACTTGAAAAAGAATTAAATGAGTGGAAAGATAAATATTATAAAGCCATTCAAGACCTAATTGAAATGAAATCTGAGCTGGAAAGCGTATTATCACAATTAAATCATATAGAATATCATGAGATGCTGGACACAGAATAATTAAAATAGTACAATAAAGGTATGACTTGTATTGTTGCAATTGCTCAAGGTGGTGTCGTTTATATGGCATCAGATCATGCTGCCTCAGATGATAAAACTGGTTGGATCCTAGCAAGAAAAGAACCAAAGTGTTTTAAAGTTGGTCAGTATGCTATTGCATTTACAGATTCATTTCGCATGGGTCAAATTCTTCAGTATATGTGGACACCACCAAAATATACTCCAACTAAAACAAATTCTGGTTTAGATAAGTTTATGAGAACCAAGTTTGTTGATTCAGTTAAGGCTGCATTTAAAGAGCATGGATATGGAAGCATTGGATCCTCTTCAGAAGAGGATACAGGTGGAATTTTTATAGTTGGGCTTGAAGGTAGAATCTTTACTATAGATGAAGACTTCCATGTTGGAGAAAATGTTGTAAACTATATGGCAGAAGGTAGCGGTGGAATGATTGCGCTAGGTGCACTTCATGCTACAAAGAATCAAAAAAATCCTAGACTGAGGCTTAAGGCAGCATTAGAAGCAGCAACTGAGTTTAATATGAGCGTAGCTGCCCCCTATACATATATTCAAGTTTAGTGTATAATTGAACAATGGACATCAATGACCTAAGACCAGACTATTCACATTCAATGGACATAAGAGGCGTTCCAACACATGTATGTCCATGCGGTTGTGAAGTTTGGAATCTTAAAGTCATTTTTGATAGTTGCGAGATTGCAACTTATTTTTTAGACATGGAGTGTGCTAATTGTGGCACACTGGCAACTGCACCAACGCCACTTGATAGAGATGAAGAATAATGAGAGCGCAAAGAAGAATAGATTTACTAGAACTTGAGCTATTTAAACTTAGAATTGAATTAGATATAATGCATGAAATTATGAGCAACATTGTAAATACTCAAGTGCAGGCAGCGGAAGCCAAAAATATGGATTCTGGAAAATGGTATCCACGCACAAGACCACCACAGAGCTAACAGCCTATTGACAACCATCGCTGCATTTAGTAGAATTAGCTTTATGAAAAAACTAATAACTATGGCAATTATCGCCAGCACACTCGCTATTACCACAATGCCTGCACAGGCAAATCTAAAGCCAAAAACAGTTGTCCCAACATTGGCTATTTTAGACACAGCGCTAGACACATCAATCCCATCAATTAAGTCAAGACTAGTTGCTGAGGTATGCATTTTAGATTGGCCATCATGTCCAAATAAAACTAAATTTATGGAGGGCGCAGGAGCATCAGTTCTTCCAATTAGTATGTTATCAACAAATAATTTTAACCATGGAACCCAAATGGCTTCCGCAGCAATTGCATCTAACCCAAATATTAATATTGTATTTATTAGAATTGTTGGTAACACAACAAAAGGCGGACAGCAAACTTATGGTCTAAACACTCTTGTAAACGCTTTAACATGGGTTAATAACAACAAGGCAAAGTATAATATTGTAGCAGTTGCATCATCTCATGCTACTAATGCTCCAGTTATTAAGCGCAGCGCAACATCTGCTTATTGTTTACCAACAGCAGTTGATACAGTAGTTTCTAATTTAAATAACTCTGGTGTACCAGTATTTTTCCCTTCTGGAAATAGCGCGGGAAACCCAAATATGGCAGGCAAGATTGAATGGCCAGCATGTATTAGCCAGTCAATTGCAGTTGGTGGAGTTGAAACTCTAAATCTAGATAAGCCTCAAGTTTCTTTAACAAGTAACTATGATGTAAACCTTGTAGATCTATGGGGTGAAATCCAGCAGCCAACTATTTATCCTGGAAATGTTAACGGGTATTCTTATGGAACATCTGTTTCCGTTCAGGTAATTGCTGCAAAGTACGTACACCTTAAGACTACAAAGCCTACATTAACATCAGCACAGCTGATTTCATTAATGAAGACCGCTTCTGATCCAGTAGAAAACCGTTATGGACAAAAGGTTTATTTGTTTAACTTGAGTAAAGTAATCAATGGATAATAAGCTAACTGTACTAGAAGAAATTATTAAAGACATTGGTGAGGAGTTGTACCAGAAATGGTACAACGCCTTAGCAATTGAAGATAGAACAGAAGAAGCCTCTAAGGCAATGGCTGCTAATGCAGGAGAGACTGCAATTTGGGTAATTCAAACATTTATGAATAAGTTCAATGATGCAGCGGATGAATTAAAAGGAGACTAAATTGATTGTTACAGACGAAAGCTTTGATAGGGTTTTAGATTCTCACGCTTTAGTCCTTATCGACTTTTGGGCACCATGGTGCGGTCCTTGCAAAAGGATATCTCCTATACTAGATGAGATATCAAATGAGTGCGGGCTCTGGGTAGGAAAGCTAAATGTTGATGAAAATCCTGTAAAATCAGCAGAATACTCTGTAACTTCTATCCCTTATATGGTACTATTTAAGTCGGGGAAACCAGTAAAGACTATTACTGGAGCAAAACCTAAGCATGTAATGCTAGAAGAACTTTCAGAATGGATCTAGAAAACATAGATTCAAATCATTTAGAGTTTGAGATATGGCTCAAAAATGGTTACGATAGGGGCTGGGTCTCAGATGTATTTTGCGATACACACGATGGTCCGCCTTTAACAGATGAAGAAATGCAAGAATGGGAAGAAGGAGGAGATCCCTGCTCTTTCCATGTAAAAGTAAATGCACTACACTAAATTTCTGTAATCGCAAAGATGACAGAGGAAATAAGGAGAATAAATTAAATGAACTCATTTAAGAAAATCGCACTAGCCATGGTTGCAGCCATGACTTTGGGCACAATGGTAGCAACACCTGCAAGTGCTAACACCATGTCAGTTGTAGCATCCACATGGAATGCCGCAAAAACAGGTGGCGCAGGATATGACACGCCAGCAACTGCTGGAACAGCGCTAACGACTGCAATCGTACGTCCAGTACCTGCAGACAACACTGTTGACAATACAGACGTTGTTCAGATCGTAGCAACAGTCGTAGCAGGAACATCAGTTACTGCAACTTCAACAAATGCAACAATCGTATCTGCACTACACTCAACTGCTGCACCAGTAGGAGCAACATCAGGATCATCATCTTTGACAGTTGCAACTGGTACAGGAACAACAGCAACATTCTATGTCTACACAAAGACAACAGCAATTGGAACAGTTGTAGTTACAAATGGTCCAGTAACGGTAACATACTATGTACAGGGTACTGCTGGCCTAATCAATAATCTATCAGTTTCTGCACCTACAACAGGTGCTGCTGGTACAAAGCAAGACATCGTTGTAACCGCAACAGATGCATTTGGCAACAAGGTATCTGGTAAGTCAATTACAGCAACTGTATTTGCTTCAACAGCAGTTATGGATACAGCAACAGTAACAACTGGTGCTACACTAACAGATTTTGGAACAGCAACCTTTAAGGCCACTCTTCCAACAACAGGAACACGCTCACTAATTACATTTGCTCCAACAACATCAACAGATGCAGTTGCAGCAGCAGTAGTTGGTTTGACTGCCCCAACACTTGCTCCATTCGCAGAGATTTCAGTTCGTGATCTAGTATCAGAACTTGCTGCTGAAAAGGCTGCACTTGCTGCTGAAAAGGCTGCACACGCTTCAACAAAGGCTCAGCTTGAAGCAGAAGTTAAGGCTAAGTCAGATCTAGCAGCAAGCCTAGCAAAGGCTAATGCTGACATACTAAAGGCTACCGCAGAAGCAACTGATGCAAAGAAGGCAGAAGCAAGCGCTCTAAAGGCACTCGCAGATGCAGGCGTTGCTGCAGATAAGATTATTGCACAGTTCAAGTTGGACTTGGAAGCAGCGAATGCTTCACTTGCAACACTTACTGCAGAACTTGCAGAACTAAAGGCTTCACATGCCAAGGCACTTGCTGATCTAAAGGCTACATCAGATAAGGCACTTGCAGATGCAAAGGCTGCTTCAGATAAGGCAGTTTCAGATGCTGTAGCA